CCTCATCGAAGAGGCTGTTCTCTTCATCGAGAAGTTCGAGTGCGCGCATGATGCAATGCACGGGATTGCACTCATAGTGGCAGTTATCGTCGCCACAAACGGTACCAGCGACACACTCGAAGATATGCGCGTCGTCTTCGAGGACGAAGATGTCGTTTTCGAGAAGAAGCGCGGTCCTGTTATTCACGAAGATGCTCCTAAAGTTAGAGATTGATGTTAGAGGGTAACGCAGCGGCGCACTGCAGGCTGAGTATCGGTCGAGAAGTATTGCGGCGCGAAGGGCTGAGTAGAGCGGCGGAACATGAAAGTAACGACCGAGCGACCACGAATAATCGCAATCAGCGTATCGCCATTGCTGTAGTTAGACCATGCTTCACCGACCATGAAGTTGAAAGTTCGAAGACGAAGCGCGACACTATCATTGTCGCTGCACTTAGCAGCGAATGCGTCCGCAGTATTCACGATATCGTTGATAGTTTCACTATCGAGGACGACACCGAGACGATTAGTTGCACGCTGCAGAGCGTGAATAGTGGCCACGATGATACTCCTTTAGAAGTTAGAAGTTAGAAGTTAGAAGTTAGTTCTTGTCAGCGTGATAGCCGCCTTTATGCGTCCCGTCGCCAGACTTGTAGAACTCGCAGACCTTGCACTTTGAGGCGCGCTTAGCGACAGCACGATAGCAGCGAACATAACCGTGCTCACAAGTGCAGCGATACATTGTAGATGCTCCTAGTTATATGTGTGGAAGTTAGATAATGGGACGCTAGAGTTAGTTAGTTAGCGCTACCGCGCATAACGACCCATGTAATCGCCTGCATAGCAGCGGGAGTGACACCGCGCATTGCAGCAGCAGTGCGGTATGCATCGGCAATCTCATTGTAGAGTTTGCCGGTCGGGACATTCGACTTTTCGCCGTTCGTCGCCACACGATGTGCCCAACGGTCAACAGTAACCGCGTCGAAGTCACCGCTGAGATTGCGGTAGAAGTTCTTCAACTTAAGATTGTTCTTGTCCTTCGACAGCGTGCTATCAATGTCGCTACCCTGCAGAATGGCGTTGACCTTGCGAATGACCATTCCGAGCGTACCGTTAGACATTCCGCGATTGTCGATTGCACTAGCAGCGAGTGCAAGATTACGCGTCCATGGCGTATTGATGGAGTTAGCAGCGTACACTGCGGCGCACTGCGCGACAGAGTAACCGGACAGACGCGAATGCTCACGCATGATAACCGCCATTGCGGAATACCATTCGGTACCTTCACGAACGGCCTGCTCATCGGCACTATCGAAAACCGCGAGGATGTTATCGATGTACGACACTTTAGATACTCCCTAGTTTAGATTGATTGATTGATTGATTGATTGATTGATTACCAGACTCGGGAATAGCGCGCATCGTAACGATGCGGCATCTTTCCGCACTTGTCACGCTTGTCGAGTTCGGCAGCGTAGATAGCAGCGACACTCGGCGTGACACATTCGAGCCAGAGTCGAACTAGCGTATCGTAGGCGTAATGCTCGGCATTGCGCTTGATTGTTTCGCTAACGGTAGCAGTCACTTTAGATACTCCCGATGTCACTTGTCAGTGCAAGGGCACACATTGCGCTAAACGCAATCATGATAACTAGCAGCAGCATTGATACTCCGCACGGTTTCGATTGTTACTGCAATCTCTTCAGCGGTGCGCTAACTTTTACTAGCACCGTACCGTGCCGGTTTTCGCATTATCGATAAACGATGTTTCATCGTTTCGCATTATCGATAAAACCGGTGGAGCGTAGATACATCGTACCTACGCTCGGCCCATGGTACCTATTCGTGACCATGCGTCTCGGGATTACATCGATTGATTGCGAGTCTGTATCACCTTTCATTGATTGCACATAATCAATGACAGGAACTTGTCATTACATTATCGATGTAATCGGATACTGCGCTTTTCATACTGTCGCTGCGGCATCGTTAGGTTTTTCCTAAACGATGGGCATAAACGCATGGCCCGTATCTAGGTTTTCGTCGGGCCGCTCTTCGATTGTTAAGGGTCCGGCCTAGGCCTACTGTCGGGCCGCTCGGCGGGGCTATCTCGGCCTATCGGCCGTCCCGCGTCACCGGAACAGGCCGAACGGTACGGCCCGCTCGGGACGCCCTGCAAACTACGAACTTCGCACTTTGCGGGAGTATTCCGGGCCGAGACTCGCAGCGAAACCGCCTTTCGTCTTCGAACTTCGCACCCTAGAGGCGGTTTTCGTGCGAACTTCGCACTCCGGCCCGCCGCTTCACGCTTTTTTCGGGCCGATACCCTAGGGGAGTATCCCGACCTACCCTGCGCGTCTATAGGAATAACGCGCGCGTAAAGGAACCTAGGTAAACCTAGGTACAGGCGGGCCGCTATGCCGACGATACCGATGCATATATGCATTGCGGAATGGAAACCGAACATGCGTTCGAGAACATGCGTTCGGTTTCTGGCGTCTAATCTAAACTTGCAAAGGTTTGCGCAAAACCTTGCATGCGCTCGGCAGTGCCGACCGTTTATGCAGCATGCATGCGGATACACTGCATAGAGCCGGTTTTATGCAGCATACACGGTCGAACGGATGTTCTTTTCGTACTTAAAACGGCCGTAGTGACCGGATATTGCTCCGAGGATACCTAGGACATGTTTTCGAAAAAACGGGCCGTCCTAGGCCGTTTTAAACCGGTTTAGCGTTAATGACACTGCCACGGTAGGCGTTTACTAGAACGGATGTTCGATGCATACTGCATGTTTATGCGTTTATGCAATGCATAGGCCGAAACTAGGTAAAACTAGGTAGTCGCACGCATTCGAACGCGCGTTCGAAAAGGGCCGCAAGAACGACCGAACGAAACGCGCAAACTTTCGCACAATCTTTGCCGAAACGACATGCGCTTCGATTGTGACAAGACTGCTGCAAAGACTTGCACAATCCCGCCGCACTGATAGTGACTGCTAGCGGTACGCATGCATCCCCTTTTCGACGCTCCGAACGACTAAACCCACGCCACCCCAAGCAGCCCTTGAAAATACATGCATTTTTCAAACTTCGCCGGAACAGCCGACAGGAGCCAAGATGATGCATAATCTGACATTATGCAGGATTTTATGCATACTATGCATGGTTATGCATGAGGACTGCATAAAGATGCAGACCAGCCGGAACGAACGAGCCGGGTGCTCTCCTTTAGAAGCCTCTAGAGCATCTAGGAACTTTCACCTTTCACCTTTCACCTACTACTCATCATCCTAGATACCTACTTCTGATATGGGTGTTATCCTAGATACACTCCTTGGCATCCTCCTTGTCTCTACTCTATACATATACATATACATATAGGGGTCTATAGGCTCTAGGAGGAGGGCATCAAGTTCGTCTCGTATAGGGTTTGCAGCGGGCCGGGAAGATGCGGTATCATGGCCCATGTTGATTGAAAACCGCTAGATGAGGCTCTCTATGACTCAGGAGCAGTTGGCTGCCGTCTTCACCGAATGGGATAGGCGGTACCGTGCTAACCCCGAAGAGTTCTGGTCTGTCGTGCGTCACCTGACGCAGGAGACAGCAGACACCTACGGGGAGGCTGCATCCCGCTACTTCCTCTGGCTTGCAGCGGAGATGGGCTATGGCTCGACCGAAGAAGGTTGAGTCTTCTGAACGACAGACGGTGACCATCCGTTACAGGGTGGTCCCGTATTTTGCTGTCGCTTCCGACGAACTCCCCGGCATCCGTGGCATCGGTGCAACCGCCAAGGAAGCGCTGGCCAACATGCGTTCTGAGGTACGCAGGCGTTACCCTGTTTCCCAATACGACCTAGAAGAGAAGTCATCGGACATCGGCCTGTTCGCGGCGACATCATGGAAGGAGCCTGTATATGGCTGAGTACACCATCAACTCGTTCTACGACGAGGGCTTCCCGAAGGACTGGAAGCAAATCGCCTCAGTCGATGAGTCCGAGCCGTATGAGATTGACCAGACGACCATCTGGCAGACCCCGACCGGCTACGCCCTCGCGGTAGCCTCTGGTTGCTCGTGTTGGGACGGCGAGTGGAGCGTCACGGAGTTCGCCACCCTTGACGACATCTTCGACTCGTTCGATACGACCGACTACGCATACAACCCGTCGCTCAAGGGCATCGAAGCGCTCAAGGAGCAGATTGTGGACTACCTCGGTGGCTGAGTCGTATATTCCCGAGGCCAGTCGTGATGCCGTGCCCCGAAAGGTCACGACCACCGTCTACGGCGACGAAGTGGTCTGCATCATCAGCCGACAACTCATCGAACAGTTCAAGATGCGCACGCATGACGGCTACCTCGTCACCGCGAGTGTCTACCCGGAGAACCCGGATGGTACACACACCCTCCGGTTCGATGTCCACTACGACGACTACTTTGGGCCGGAAATGTGACCGCTAACGAATATGTCTGCCCGCACGGGTCAAGCCGGAGCACGGCCACCCACGCGGGAGCGATGTATGCACCCTTCTTCTACTGCTCCTGCTGCGGCAAGGTGCAGTTCTATGTCGATACCGGTGGTTGGTCGAGCGGCGGTGCCCTCAATGGCCAGCACTGGTACCCGAAATACCTCTGTGCCGCGTGTGGCGGCAAGTATGTGGAGACACGATGAACGAGCAGCGAACCAAGGTTTTCCTCGACCGGTATGCCCGCAAGGGTCCTGATGGCACGCCCATCGAGACTGACCCTAGCCAGATGTGGGAGCGGGTGGCCCTTGCCATCGCGGACACCCCGACCGAGTACGACGACTTCTACGGCATCCTCGACAACTTCAAGTTCGTCCCCGGTGGCCGCATCCTTTCTGGTGCTGGCACCGAGTCCGAAGTCACCTTCTACAACTGCTATGTCATCCCGGTAGAGACGCGCAAGCGCCGGGACCTTCGTAAGCGCAAGGCTACTCCGCTGGAAATCGAGCGGAACCGCGACCGTGGCTGCGACTCCCGCGAGGCCATCTTCGACACCATCGGCACCATGGTTGACATCATGAGCCGTGGCGGTGGCGTCGGCATCAACTGGTCCGTGCTCCGGCCAAAGGGTGCCTACCTCAAGCGCATCAACGGAACGACCTCCGGCCCCGTCAGTTGGATGGATGTCGCTTCCAAGGCTGTCGGTGTTGTCGAGCAGGGCGGAAGCCGCCGTGGTGCGGCCATGTTCATGCTGGACGACTGGCACCCGGACCTCATGGAGTTCATCAGGGCTAAGGAGGACATGAATGTCATCACCAACGCAAATGTTTCTGTCGCTGTTTCTGACGCATTCATGGAGGCCGTTGCGAACGACCGTGAGTGGGAGTTCGTATTCCCCGACACATCTGACCCTCGATATGACGCTGACTGGACTGGCGACCTCGCCGGATGGAAGGACTCAGGAGGTCGAGTTCTCGTTTACGGCTCTCTGCCCGCACGAGAAGTCTGGCGAGGCTTGGCGCAATCCGCTTGGGCTTCTGGCGAACCCGGAGTTGTATTCCTTGACCGCTACGACAATCTGTCTACGGCAGCCGGTGTGGAGCGCATCATTTGCGTGAACCCGTGTGGCGAGCAGGGGCTTGGAGCCTACTCCGTCTGCAACCTCGGCGCGATGAACCTCGATGCCTATGTCCGCAGGGACGACGACGGCTACCACTCCTTCAAGTGGTCCGCGTTCGGGCGTGATGTTCGCACGGCAGTCCGGTTCCTCGACAATGTGATTGACAAGAACTTCTACTTCATCCCCGAGAACGAGCAGGCGCAGAAGGACTTGCGGCGCATCGGTCTTGGCGTCATGGGCTTGGCTGATGCTCTCATCGGCCTTGGCCTGCGCTACGGCTCGCCCGAGGCGGTGGACTTCACGGAGCGCGTGTTCAGCGAACTCAAGTACAACGCTGTCGAGGCTTCGGTCGAACTTGCCAAGGAGAAGGGCGCTGCTCCGGCATGGGGCAAGGAAATGGCCGACAGGCCGTACCTTGTCGGCTACCGTGGCTCGCTGCTTGGCGAGGAAATCTACGCCTACGGTCTCCGCAACCTGTTCCTGCTCACGCAGGCACCGACCGGGACCACCAGCATCCTCGCTGGCGTGAACAGCGGTATCGAGCCGTACTTCGCATTCAAGTACATCCGCAAGGACCGAACCGGCGAACACACGGTATACGCCCCCGCCATCGAGAAGTACATCCCCGAGGGCGAGTGGGCTGATTACCTCGTCACCAGCAACGATGTGACCGTTGAGGAACACATCGCTATGCAGGCTGCTGCGCAGGCACACATCGACTCGTCCGTCAGCAAGACCATCAACGGCCCAAACAGCCACACGGTCGATGATGTCGAGAAGGCGTACACGCTCGCGTACAAGTCTGGACTCAAGGGTCTGGCCTACTTCCGTGACGGCAGTGGCCGCGACCAAGTTCTCTACAAGGACGAGCCGAAGAAGGCCGACCCCGTAGAGTCAGTAGAAATCGAAGAACTGCAGAGGCAGTTGGAGGAACTTCATGAACTCGTCCCGTATGCCACGGACTTCACCCGGCCTGCGGTCCTCAGTGGCACTACCCACCGTGTCCCAACTCGCGCGGGCACGGCGTATGTCACAGTCAATCGAACTGAGGACTCCCGACCAGTCGAGGTCTTCTTCAATGTCGGCAAGGCTGGCAGCGATGTCGCAGCCATGGCTGAGGCTCTTGGTCGTGTTGCTTCGCTTGCCCTTCGACATGGTGCTACTCTTGGTGGCGTTGCGAACCAGTTGGAAGGCGTCGGCGGGGCCAGCCAGTTCAACAAGGCCATCCCACACGCCATCGGTGAAGCACTTTCGCTGGCCAACCTATCGGTAGAGAAGTACATCCCGACCAAGATTGAGGCAGTGACCGCCATGGGTCCAGACTTTGCCCGGACCTATGACGACACCCCTCGCCGCCCGAAGGACATGGACATCTGCCCCGAGTGCGACAATGTAAGTCTCGTCCGTGAGGAAGGGTGCTCCAAGTGCCTTTCCTGCGGCTTCTCAGCCTGCTAGGAGCAGACATGACCATTCTCTACTTCACCGCCTCGTGGTGCATTCCGTGCAAGACCTTCGGCCCGGTCATGGACGACATCAAGGAACAACTCGATATCCCAGTCATCAAGGTTGATGTGGACACCAATCTCGGCCTCACGCAAAAGTATGAGGTTCGCTCAGTGCCGTCCGTGGTCTTGTGCCACTTGGACGGAAGGGAAGTCAAGCGCTTCTCGGGCGCTAAGGACTTCAACTTCGTCAAGTCGTTCATCCAGTCAGCATAAGGGGAACCCATGGCAATCACGCTCGACTACTCCGACCCGGTGTTCTTCGCCATCTGTGGCGGAGAATGCTCTCGACACCGCCCCGGCCAGAATGTCAGCAAGTATTTCGCCAAGGCGTACAATGTCCGTGAGTGGAAGCGGAAGCCGAAGTGCGATAACTGCGACACGCCCATGCGCCTTCTGTATGAGGTAAAGCGCGATGCTTAATCTTCTCAGCGTCATGTTCTTCCCGTTCTGGCTAGTCGGCTTCGCCGTCTGGTCTGCGCTCGGGGCTGGCATCCTGTCGGCCATCGGCCTGCCGGATTTCATCGCCGTCATCGGTGGCGTCCTCATCGGCGCTAAGGTGATGGGCGGGCCGAACGCATGAGTCTTGCCGAAGAGTTGGAGTTCATTCAGCCGACCGTAGAACTACTCGCCGTGACCGCCTCTGCCACCGACCGACTCGACGGGCCGGTCGAACTCATCGAGTATGCTGGCCGGGTCGATTACGGCGATAAGTCCCTGCAGAAGATGGGCGACTCCGAAATCATCGGTCGGTGGATTAAGTCTGGCCACGAGTCCATGGTGGAAATGGCCGACGCTACCTTCCAGATTACCTGCAGCCGCGTAGTGAGCCACGAACTCGTGCGTCACCGCATCGCGTCCTACCAGCAGGAAAGCCAGAGGTATGTGAAGTACGACGAGGAAGAGCCGGAAGACCTCTTCCTGCTCCCTGTCGGACTGTCGGCCACCGAGAACTTCATCATCCAGCAGGCGTACTACGACGCTCTCGTGGCGTACAAGAAGTTGCGCTTGCTTGGCGTGAAGAGCCAGTTGGCCCGTTATGTCCTGCCGAATGGCACTAGGACCCGCATCATCATGAAGGCCAACCTTCGTGAGTGGCGGCACTTCCTGCGCCTGCGCTGCCATCCCTCGGCTCAGCCGGAAATGCAGGTGGTGGCGAACCAAATCCTGACTATCCTTTTCGACCTGTACCCGGAGGTATTCGCTGATGTCAAAGAAGACATCGAGAACGAAGTCCGCGCAGCCCGCTAACGCGCATGTGGTAGACTACTTGACGGTCAGCCTCGACCGCCTAGGCTACCCTGAGCGCTGCGGCGGGCTCTGCGTGCCGCCACAATACCGTCCTTGGCTCCAAGAACCCGAAAAACTCGCTCCAACTCGCCTAAGTAAATAGAGGGGTGTATTTCGCGCCCAGTAGTGAACGGTCGGGAACCCCACCGTTCTTCGGGGTTCCAGATGGTCGAAGTTGTGGCATCAGAAGTATTGCTGCGTTTCATCGCGGCTCTTGGCATGTTCGCCGCCTGCGTCTTCATCTTTCGAGGACTCTTCATTCGGAAGGCGCTGCGCCCAAGGGTAGTCTGGCTGCATGTCCTCATCGTCACCAGCCTGACCTTCCTCTGGCGGCTCCTAGTGCTACTCGTAGCCTCACCGGACCTGTTCCCCGACGAGTTCATCCCGACATTTCTCGCTTGGGTGCAGCCGTTCAATCAGGTCGTCTACGCGCTCAACGCGGTTTCGCTCATCCTGCTGGCTGTCGTAAGCCAGCGCCGGAGGAACGGGGATGGGTGAGACATCGATTGCTAACCTCGTCGCGCTAATCGTCGCGGTTCTCGGTGCCCTAGGTGGCCTCGCTGCCTTCCTCAAGGTCACTTCCGACAATGCTAGGTCGGTCGGTGAGGGAGCGAAGTCCGTCAGTGACGGAGCGAAGACGGTCGTTGACCTGATGAACGAGCGCATCACGAGCAATGAAGGAAGACTTGACAGCCTCGAAGACTATGTAGTACACTTCGATGTGTGGGCGGACAGGCTGCTTGACATCCTCGACCGAGCCATTACAATGTTGCCTGACGCGCTGAGGACCCAGTTCGAGTCCGAGGCGACCAAAATCAAGACCACGAGGCCAAAGCGACCTCATCTAGGAAAGGGGGCGGAATGATGATACTTCTCTAGAAAGGAGGTATCATGCAGTCTGCAAAGGATGCCCTCGCCGCTCTTCCCAAGCCGAAGAAGCGACAGAAGGGCAAGTCCAACCGCAAGCACGGACGCAACTACCGATGGGATGGGCAGACCCACTCCACGACCAAGTACCGCGCCCGACACGGCATTCCGAACGGTCCCCGAAAATAGCATTTGCAAATGTCGGGCACCTGTGGTAGATTTCATTCACTGACCTCGCTGGACCGGCTACGCCGGTTGGGGAAGCCCACCCGCAGTGAGGGTACGACAACGGGAGCGCTCCGAGCCTGACCCAACAGGAGCCAATGGAAGCACCTACTGGTGCAGTAAGCGACTTGGAAAGTCGTGATTGCCGAAAGGCAGTACAGGTTCGAGTCCTGTTGCTTCCGCCAATGCGTATGTGGTGTAGTGGTAGCACGCGGGGCACTGCCCCGAGGCCGGGGTTCGAGTCCGACTGCAGCGCACCAATGGATGCTCGTATAGGAGCACTACGCCGCCTCGAAAGCGGTGAGAACCGAAAGGTTGTAGGGGTTCGAGTCCCTTAGCATCCGCCAATGGAAGCACCTATGGGTGCAGTACGCCTCGTGCTAAGGGGTGAGGGCCGAAAGGCCGTGTGCGTTCGAGTCGCACTGCTTCCGCCAATGGATGCTCCCACCGGAGCGGTTAGCCGTCTTGAAAACGGCGAGGGCTGTCAAAGGCCGTACAGGTTCGAGTCCTGTAGCATCCGCCAACTACATGCGTGCCGTCCTGCATAACGACATCAACTTCTGGTACCGGGGGTTGACAGTATGGGCCGACTTGTGCTACGATAAGGCACTGACAATCAGAGTGTGGCGTAGAGGCTGCGCACGCGGTTTGGGGCCGTGAGACGGGGGTTCGAGTCCCTCTACTCTGACCAATGGGGGTGTGGCGCAACGGGAGCGCAGGTGCTTTGCAAGCACAAGGTTCAGGGTTCGAGTCCCTGTATCTCCACCAATGGGTCGGATGGGTGCTGGATTACCCAAGGGTCTGTAAAACCCCCGTTTCGACATGCAGGTTCGAGTCCTGCTCGGCCCACCAATAGACCACGCACTAACCGAACGGGAGTTCGGAGCCGCCTCCAAAGCGGCCAGTCAGGGGTTCGAGTCCTCCGGGGTCTGCCATGCCTTGCAAGCACATTTGGCTGTGCAACTGTTTCGTAAACAGTAGGTAAAGGGTTCGAGTCCCTTGCTTGGCTCCATGCCCGGTTAGTTTAGCGGCGAAAACAGTAGTTTTACACACTACTTACCGAAGGTTCGAGTCCTTCATCGGGTACCATGCCTTGATAGCACAATCGGCGGTGCGCGTCCTTGGTAAGGACGAGGCTCCGGGTTCGAGTCCCGGTCTTGGCTCCATAGCAGGCGGCTAGGTCGGTATCTGGCAGGGCTCATAACCCTTGCAATCTCGGTTCGACTCCGAGGCACTGCAACCATGTCACCTTGGCCAAGTCGGTTAAGGCACCTGCCTCTCAAGCAGGAAATCGAGGGTTCGAGTCCCTTAGGTGATACCAATGCAACATTGACATAGAGGCTGTGTCTCTGCCTTCCAAGCAGGTGAACGAGGGTTCGAGTCCCTCATGTTGCTCCAAGGTTCTTTAGCCAAGAGGCAAGGCGGGTGCCTGCAAAGCACTCCATCGTGGGTTCGAGTCCCACAGGAACCTCCAATACCTTCGTAGTTCAGTGGATGAACAGCGGTCTTCTAAGCCGCGTGTACGCTGGTTCGAGTCCAGTCGAAGGTGCCATGTTGGTGCAACCGGCCCTAATCCGGTTGCACCGGCTGCTTATTAGGGAGGCAGCGATGTACCACAACAAGAAGCACTACGAGGCAAACAAGGAATACTACTTCGCAAGAAATGAAGCGAAGCGCCGCGAAATGCAGGTATGGATGCGAGGTCTAAAGTCCGCTCCGTGTACTGACTGCGGGAATACATTTCCTTGGTATGTCATGGATTTTGACCATGTTACCGGCGATAAGGTCGGAGACATCAGCAGACTGATGCGCCGACACGCTTGGCAAAAGGTCCGAGAAGAACTCCTAAAGTGCGAACTTGTTTGTGCGAACTGCCATAGGGAAAGAACATACCAGCGTAGCGCAATGGACAGCGCAGAGGCTTCCTAAGCCTAAGATTTGCAGGTTCGAGTCCTGTCGTTGGTGCCAATGGTGTTACAAGCCTTGTAGCGAGGCAGTGGCCTGTGAAGCCGCCAAGCAGAGTGCGACTCTCTGGTATCACCCCAATGTCCGTTTAGCGCAGCGGTAGCGCACCACCCCGACATGGTGGGGGTCAGAGGTCCGAACCCTCTAATGGACACCAACGCTCTGTACCCCAAATGGCAGAGGGAACCGGCTCAAACCCGGTGTAGTGGGAGTTCGAGTCTCCCGAGAGCGACCAAACGAGCCGCACGATTAGGTGTTGACAGGTGGTTCAGCACCTGCTATACTGCACAGCAGAAGGACGGACTGACGCGCAAATCCGGTGACTTGTTCCCGGTGAGTGAGGAAAGTCTCCGCTCTTGGTGACAGCGTAGGGGCTAACGGCCCTCCACCGAAAGGTGCGGATTAGAGCAACAGTGACGATGCCGCGCAAGCGGAGTGAAACGGGCAATCTCTACGCGGAGAAAGTCAGGACCCTATCGGGGAGTCACACCACGGGTCCGGGTGACGAAAAGAGTCGGCTGGCAACAGACGACCAAGTTGGATGTCAGTCTTCTGTCGTGGGAGCCTTCGGGCGTTCGGACCACGGGATAACAGAACGGGGCTTACAGTCCTTCTAACACATTGCTTCTTGGCCAAATGGTAAGGCAGGTGGTTCTGAGCCATCAGAGTCAAGGTTCGAGTCCTTGAGAAGCAGCCATGGGTCTGTTAGTTCGACTACGGAGCGGTGATTAGCCCGCGCAGGCCACAACGGGGACATAGCACAATCGGGAGTGCAAGACGCTGGCAGTGTCTAGGTTGCAGGTTCGAGTCCTGTTGTTTCCACCAATGCCGTCTTAGCCAAACAGGACTAAGGCACCTGCCTTTCAAGCAGGAGAATACGGGTTCGAGCCCCGTAGACGGTACCAATCTCTCTTTAACTCAGTGGACAGAGTACGGCGCTTCGAACGCTGTAGTCGCGGGTTCGAGTCCTGCAAGAGAGGCCATACCTACTTGGCGCAGTTGGATTAGCGCACAGCCCTGCGAAGGCTGAGGTCGTCCGTTCGAGTCGGATAGTAGGTGCCAATGCTGTTGTACCCCAATAGGCAGAGGGAGCAGGTCGAGAGCCTGTTCAGTGTGGGTTCGAGTCCCACGGGCAGCACCAAACACACCGTACCCCAATCTGGCAGAGGGAGCGCGTTCAGACCGCGTACAGTGCGAGTTCGAGTCTCGCGGGTGTGACCATGACCTTTCCCTACCTGAGCCGAGGGGCTGCTGCAGCGCCCGCTAGGGTATAACTGGGGTGAGAGTCCGTCTGGCGCGCGGGCAAGGGTCTTCAATGGGCGGGTAGTTCAACGGATGAACGGTGGTCCCTTAAACCATACGCATGAGGGTTCGAGTCCCTTTCCGCTCTCCATTCTTGTGTAGGACAATCGGTAGTCCGCGCGGCTGTTAACCGTACCGTTGGTGGTTCGAGTCCACCCGCAAGAGCCAATACTGTAGTAGCACAATGGCTAGTGCGTCGGCTTGCCAAGTCGAAGGCTACGGGTTCGAGTCCCGTTTACAGTACCAAACCTCTCTGAGCACGGTAGGTATGCGTGCAGCCGTCTGATAAGCGGCAGGCCGCTGGTTCGAGTCCAGCAGTGAGGACCAATGCTCTCGCAGTCTGCGGGTAGGGATGCTGGCTTGTCACGCCAGCGGCAGTGGGTTCGAGTCCCATGGAGAGCGCCAAGCCTCTATCGTTTAACGGTAGGACAGTTGCCTTGTAAACAACTGGTTCCGGTTCGAGTCCGGGTGGAGGCTCCAATAATGTTCGGTGGCCCGCTGGTGCCTGCAAGCATGTCAGCGCCGCATTGCAGTGCGGAAAGTTCGGCCTCGTCGGAGAGCGTACCCGACGATTAATACGGCTAAGGCGTGTGGAAACTCGAACCCACGCTACGCCCAAGGGGTTGACCGAAAGGTCGATGGGTGGTCTGGAAACGGAACCACGGCGTAACTCTCCTACGCGCCGACAATGCCACTGTAACTCAGTTCGGTAGAGTGCAGGATTGAAACCCCTGTGGTCGTCGGTTCGAGGCCGACTGGTGGCACCAATCGCAAGTTCGTTCAATGGTAGGACGGGTGTCTCATAAGCACCGAACGATGGTTCGACTCCATCACTGGCGACCAATGGGTCCGTAGCACGACGGTTGTGCAGAGGTCTTTTAAGCCAACGGGTGTGGGTTCAAGTCCCACCGGACTCTCCATCGGCCTGTCGTTTAATGGCAGGACAGCGGGCTTTGACCCCGCTGGTACCAGTTCGAGTCTGGTCGGGCCTACCAAATCTGTCCTTGGCATGACGGTAAACTGCCCACCATATAATGACGGGGCTTAGCGGTTCCGTCAGGAGCGTGCCCGAATACTCCCTCCTGCTCGGTGGGGAGGCAAGGGGACTGCGGTGCTAGAGGGCTTCATCGGGCTATCGCCAGCACGGGCCGACGCGATGAGCGGGTCCGGTTGGGCCGGGGTTACGGTGCGGCAAGGCTTGCCAGAGCCGAACGCATGTCGGGAGACTAACGCAGGGTAGAGTCGTTATGATTGTGCTTAATCAACCAATCGAGCCGTCTCTTGTGGGTAGGCAATCCCACCACTCAGCACACAGCACTGTGCTAAAACAGGCTACTACTACTCGGCCCCCTCCCGGCAACGGTCGCAGGGGGCCAATCCATTCCCAAGAGGAACCATGATTGACACCGAAGCCCGCCATTCCAACAGTCGAACTGGCCTAAGAAGTACAGAAGGCTCGCGGAAGACCGGCGCTGTCTCGCGCACTCGCAACACTGGTGGCGAGAGGCTCGCAGAGAAGCGCGGTCGAGGGCGTCCGCCCGGTTCCAAGAACAAGTCTAAGTCGCTTGTTCCGACAGAACTTGCAGAGCAGATGCTCATTCGCTTCGAGGGTCAAATCCCACCGGAGCACTACGAATACCTCAGGAAGGTCGTCAAGGGTGGAGAGGCCGTCTCGACAGAGAGGGAACTCGACATCCTCATTCTGCTGCTCGGGCGCAACTTGCACCCGGCGCTGATTGAAGAAATGAACGGCCAGACCGAGATTGACCTTGACCCTGACACGGGCGAGGTTTTGGGGACGGTCAACAAGGTCGTCTTCCGCAAAGATGTCACAGAGCGCCTAAAGGTGCTGAACTCTCTCCTTGGACTTCGACATCAAGTTGAAAAGACCAAGGATGATGGGAAGGACGGCGAGCAGCCGCTTTTGAAGATTGTCGCAGACCGCAACCTCCTTGAAGGTGGAAGATTGGGCATCCTTGTTGGCGGCGTATCCGGCCCTATGGCTGGAAACCTTGACAACCTTGGACGGAGCGCCCTTCCGCCTAGAGCCGTATCAAGTCCGCTACCTGAATGACAATGCGTTCTTCCGCATCGTAAACAAGTCTCGGCAGATTGGCTTCTCGACCATCCTCTCTGGCGAAGTCGTCCACAAGGCGTGCGTCAGCGAGGCGTACAAGGCCAACATCATTTCCATCAACCAGAAGGAAGCCTCGGACAAGATTGAGATTGCTCGCAATCTGTACCACAGCATTCCCGACGAGTTCAAGGAAATGCAGCCGTCGCTCAAGCCTATCCTCTGGACCGACGCTGACACTGAGATTTCGTTTCACCGCCCGCCGTTCACATCGGTCGTCATCAGCCAGCCCGCTTCGTCCGCTGTCCGTGGTGGACGCAAGGATGTCTACTTTGACGAGTTCGCGCACATCCGCGATGCCGAGAAGTTGTATCGGGCAGCGATGCCAGCCATTACCCGTGGCAACAGCCGCCTGACCATCATCAGCACTCCGCTCGGTCAGTCTGGCCTGTTCTACGATATCATGACGAACACGCAGGCTTACCCTCAGTACAGCCGCCACAGCGTTCCTTGGTGGGAGTGCTCAGCGATGGTTAGGCCGGAACTGTATGAAGAGGCTCTTGCCCTCGCCGCAGCCATCGAAGGCTCGGAAGAGCGCATCCTCAAGTACGGCACCGACAAGATGCGGATTATCTACAACCAGTTCGGCGGCGACCTTATCGGCTTCCAGACTGAGTATGAAGCATCATTTGCAGATGAGGCGACAGCCTACTACACTTGGGACTTGATTGTCAACTGCACCGACAATGAGCGAGCAGTTTGGCGCGAGTGGCATCCGTCGTATACGCCTGAGGGCTACATCAGCATCGGCGTAGACCTAGCCAAGGAGCGCGACCAGACCGTCTTCACGGTGGTCGAGCACATCGAGGACACCAAGAAGGTTCTGTTCACTCGGGCCACCCAAGACCCGTACAACGAGCAGTTCGAATACATGAGCCGCCTCATCGAGGCGACGAAGGCAAACCGGGTCACAATCGACCAGACGGGTGTCGGCCAGAAGTTCGTGGAAGACGCGAAGAGACTTCTGCCTTACACCAACATCGAAGGTGTCGTCTTCACGAACGCCAAGAAGGAACAGTGGGCAACCACCCTTAAGGGCGACATGCAGACGGGGCGCGTCAGTTGGCCGAACATCGGTGACCTGAGGCGTCAAATCCACGGCATCCGCCGCACCAAGACGGAAGCCAACTTCTATAAGTTCGCTGGACAAGGGATTGGCGACGACTACTTCTGGTCGCTCGTCCTTGCGTGCTACGGTCAGGGAAGAGTCCCGCCGCGCATGTCCTTCCTCGGCGGATAGTGAGGGCCAAGAGCCATGGCTGGTAGACCAGTTCCGGTACGGTGCAACTGCGGTACCCTCTTCGGGTACGCAGACCAGAGCGGTGAGCGCATCGCCATCAAGCACCGAGACTTGTATCGCCTCATCCGAGGTTCCGTCGAGGGTCCGTGCCGCAAGTGCGGAGCCACCGTCAAGTGGCAGGCCACCGAAGGAAAGGATGTGGCATGAACATCCGCGACCTAGACCGTCTTGTCACGAAGACTGAACTCAACCCGCTGGTGAAGTTGGCACTTCGTCGTGTTCGCCGTGCTATCGAGGCAGGCAGCGTCGAAGGCTTCTCAATCAGCAAGAACTCTTGGAGCGCCCGAGTCAAGGACCCCGCAGGGCTTTCGGTGACTTGGACATTCTACATGCGTAAGGACGACAATGGCAACACGAAGGGCTAAGACGGTCGAAAAGGCACAGGTGGCTGTCCCCGTTCCGGGCGTCCGACCTAACTTCACCATCCTAGGTCTGACCAAGACTGGCGAAGGGTATGTCATTGACCGTGGCCGCAAGGCGCGCTACAAGACCTATTACGAAATGTACAAGCAGCACCCAACAGTGCGTGCTGGTATCGAGAAGATTGCGAAGGTCGCCGTGGCCAACGGCTACCGTTTCGTTCCTGCCATTCCCGACGAGCCGATGGCCGACCCGGACGCCAAGGCTCTCCGGCAGTTTTTCCGTGACTCCAACGGAAGCCAGTTGCTTCGCCTGACCTACAAGGATTTGCTCATCTACGGCGAGGCGTTCTGGCTCATCATCCGCAACGGTAAGTTGCAGCCCATCAAGGCGATGCGGCTTCATCCTGAGTATATCGACCATACCTCCGCTCGCGGTATGCTCACTGGCTGGCGCTACGGCCCCATCGGTGAGAGCGACGAGGCCATCGAGTACAAGGAAGAGGAAGTCGTCCACTTCTCGTTCAGCGACCCGGACAATGATATCCGTGGCCTGAGCCTCCTGTCAAGCCTTGAACTGACCGTCGCCTCCGACCTGTTTGCGATGAAGTTCAACGAGAGTTTCTTCGAGAACTCTGCCAACACCGGCATCATTTTCTCGATGAAGAACTCGAACAAGGAAGAGGTTGACCGCAACCGCGAGTGGATGGAGCAGAACTATGTGGGCACCGCGAACGCCCACAAGCCGATGCTTCTCGAAGGCGACATCGAGGTAACCAAGTCCGTTACTTCCCGCGCCGAAATGCAGTTCATCGAAGGCCGAAAGTTCAACCGCGAGGAAATCCTCTCGGTCCTCGACATCGACCCTTCGAAGTTGGGCATCACCGAGAACTCCAACCGCTCTACCTCCAAGGAAGCCGATAACACCTTCCGACAGGAGAATGTCGCGCCGCTGCAGTTGGTCGTTGAGGAAGAAATCAACAACCACCTGCTCATGCGCCTCTTCAATGTTTCTGACACTCTGTTCCGCCAGAACGAGTCCAGCCGTCGTGACGAACTGGACATGATGAAGTTGTACGGCGAGGCAGAGCGATTGGGCGTAATGTCCATCAACCAAATCAAGGGCGAACTCGGCCTGCCGAAGATTACAGGTGGAGATGTACACTTCGTTCAGACCGCTGCCGGGGCTATCCCGGTCGAGTGGCTCGATGATGTGGCCGCAAGGCTCATCACGCCCACTGGCGCTCCACTCAGCGGCGTAGGCACGGCCAACCAGCCGACCGGCGCTACTGGCGTACCAACGGGAACCGAAGCGCCCGCAGGTACTACATCTTCCCCTACCAACGCAGGTAGTGGGGTTGACCAAACTGACGGGTAAGACATGACTCTTGCGGCTGTATTCAAGTACACCTTCCCAATCACCAAGAGCGAACAGCGCGCCGATGGCCGATATATCATGGGCTATGCCTCTGGTCCCGAGGTTGACCTCGAAGGCGAGAGGATGGCTCCTGAGGCTATCAATCGGTTCGCTGAGCAGATTAACTCTGGTGGCTCGGAACTCATTTACCGGGACGCTCATGCCCCGGATGGTGTTCTGCGCGACCTTGGTGTCATCACGAAGGCTTGGGTAAATGAACACTTCCACCTTGGCATCGAAGTCAAGTTGGATGAGGACAACCCTGCATCCGATTTCCTCTGGAAGTCGGTGAACAAGGGCAAGCAGTACGGCATGTCGGTCAGTGGTCGAGTGCTGGACTATGCAGACGAATACTTGAGCGAGGCGGCTAAGGTCGTTCGCACTTACAAGAATGTCGTTCTGGATGAAATCTCGAACACGACCCGGCCTGCATGGTACCCATCCTTCGGGACGGTACTGTCGAAGTCTATCAAGGACGCGGCGCAGACTGCCGGGTCTACAGGAGAAAACACCTTGGAGAAGGACGAACTCCTTGACACGACTGTCGAGGACGCCACCAAGTCGGAAGAGACTGTAGTCTCCGACGACACGACCGAGAAGGCCGTCGATGAGACGACCGACGAGGCAGTAGACGAGGCTACCGAGAAGTCGGAAGTCGAGGCTACGGACGAGGGCGAGGTTGACAAGGCTGGTCGCAGTATCTCTGCCACCAACGGCCAGAAGTTGCTCGCACTCTATAACGAAATGACCACAACCCTGACTGACCTCGGTCTGTTGGGAAGTGAGGAAGCCGATAAGACGGACTCCACCGACGAGGAAGCCACCCTCGACAAGTCTACAGAGGCCACCGCTGACGACGGTCGTGCGGCTCTTGAGGCTCAGGTCGCGGAACTTGCCAAGACGGTGACGGAGCAAGCCGCTCGCATCGAGGAACTGCAAAACGCACCGAAGACGGTCCTCCCGACCCCTGTGTCGGATGAGACGAAGAAGTCGGAAGACTTCGCCGCCATCCTGTCCAAGGCATCCCCGGCTGACCGTATTCGTCTGGCAATGGCTCTGCATACGCAGGGTCGGTAACTCTTCAAAGGAACCTAAATGGAGCAGTCCATTATTCGTAAGGCACTTACGATTGCGACCTCCGGTGGCTACCTCATTCCTGAGGTAGTTGACGGGGCCATCCGCGATTACGCCGCTACTGCGCCTGTTCTCTACAATGTAGTGAACAAGGTGCCGTGGGCAACCAATGTCTACTTCATTCGCCGCCGAGAGTCCCTCCCGACTGCGACTTGGGGTACTGACGGTGGTTCGCTCCCGTCCGCTACTCAGTCTGGCCACAACAAGGTCAGCAAGACGGTCAAGTACCTCTACACTCGCGGTGAGGTAACTGGCCCTATGCAGAAGGCCGCTGGCTCTCTGTACAATGCCCTCGCTGACGAGGTTCAGGCTCACTCTCAGGCACTTGTCGAGAAGTTGAGCACGGACATCGCCACCGCGACGGGTGGTTCGGACGACATTTCTGGTATCATCGACCAGATTGACACTTCCGACACGATGAACTGGGGTTCTTCGGGCACGGGCGTCGTTGACGCTTCGAGCGCGTACCTCTCCCTCGGCCTGATTGACCAAGCCATCGACACCGCTCGCGGTGATGTTGACCTTATCATCACAAGCCGCAAGGTTCGTCGCAAGATTAACGCCCTCCTGCAGGCTCAGCAGCAGTTCGTTGACAGGACCGAGGTTGCCGCTGGCTTCCGCGTTCTGACCTACGACGGCCTGCCGATTGTCACCGACCTCCATTGGGAGACGGACACTGACATCCTGTTCATCAAGCGCGCAGACGCCAAGTTGCTTGTCCATCAGGACTTCATGTTCGAGGAACTCGCCAAGACGAAGGACTCGACTGACTTCATGATTAAGGCATACATGGGCTTCGCTCTTGAGGGTCGCCCGGTCCACCTTAAGAACTTCGTTCTCTAAGGTAACTAACGGGGAGGGGTTTGCAAACGCAGACCCCTCCCTGCTAACATAGGAGAGCCGCATAAGATGGCATTCAAGAAGTCACCGCTTCGTTTGAAGCACACCCTCCCGAACGAACTCCCTGAGCAGAGGTACTACTTCTATGATGGGGAAGCAATCGTTCACTTCGGGGTAATCGAAATCCCGCGCGACGGTGCGCACCAGCATTGGGCGCAGCGTGCATGGATGAAGGGCTACAGGATTGACCCTAAGACGGGTCAAGAACTGTCGCTCGAAGAGGTACTTCGACTTACTGGTAAGTAGAGCACCTAGAGTGCTAGTAGCGCCGAATGGAGAGCGCATGAAGGTTCTTTTGGTCGGGGATAGCCCGTTTGGAAAGACTGGTTTCGGTCGAGTCAATGCCCACGCCGTCGCTGCCTTCATGGAGCGCGGATGGGAAGTCGGCACGGTCACGGGCCTGCAGCACACGAAGACTGAGACTCCGCTTCCAATCGCACAGTTCAATCCGGCTGAGGGAGACACCCTTGGCCTGATGAAGATTATGGAAGTCCTCGAACAGAAGTTGTTTGAGCCTGACGCCATCTACATGACCGGCGACCCCGGCAGCGTAACGGCGCTTGCTCAGGTCATCCCGGCTGCCATTCCGTTCTTCGCCTATGTGCCAATCGAGGGCGAGCCTATCATCAACCTCCACTGGCGAACGGTCCTCGGCGCAATCGATTTCATCACCTGCTCCGAGTACGGTCAGCAGGTTGCCAAGAAGAACCTTGGTCGGGACATCGAGTTCGTCTACCACGGCGTAGACAAGGAAGTCTTCCAGCCGCTCACCGACGAAGAGCGCGAAACCTACCGCAAGCGCCTCGGGTGGGACGGCAAGTTCGTCGTCATCTGTGTTGCGCAGAATGTTCGCCGCAAGCAGTTGACCCGCCTCATCGAGGCGATGCACATTCTCAAGTATCAATACAATCAGAAGGACATCGTTCTCTACCTTCATACCGTTCCGTTCCAGAACCACTGGCTCGAAGGATGGAACCTGCCCGATGTCGCTCAGGCGTTCGAGGTATCCTCGGATGTCGTCTTCAATCCACTCATGTCCGGGTTCGGCAAGGCCGTTCCAGAGCGCGGCGACCTTGATGTCCCCGGCCTTCGGGAACTGATGGCTTCTGCAGACTTGTTCGTTCTCCCTAGCCAAGTCGAGGGGTTCGGACTGCCAATCGCAGAAGCGATGGCGTGCGGGGTGCCGGTCGCCGTTACGAAGTATGCAGCCGGATGGGAAGTGGCCCGTCTCGGCGGCGGTGTGGGCATCCCGCCCTACGATTGGGAAATCCATAAGAGCGGCACTCGCTATGCGACTGTCAGTTCTCAGGATGTCGCCAAGACCATCCTCGGCCTCAAGCGTGACCCTCGCAAGATGGTCCGCATGAGGGAGCAGGGTCTTGAGGCAGTAAAGCAGTTCGACTGGACTGCCTTCGAGGAAACCGTCTGTGCCAAGATTGAGGATGTCTGCGCCCGGTATGCGCGGGAGCGCGACGAGAAGCAGGACAATCAAGGGGGGCAGGAGGCCGGGGCGTAGGCCCGGAGCCTTCGAGCGTATCCGTCTTGTCCTCGCGGACTCCCGTAGAAATCTTCCTCTCAAATCGAACGCGGCGCTCATCGCCGCTGGTCGTAGGTCTGAAAGTCGCGCCCACACTCTTTTGAGGCGCAAGCGCCGCAGGCGCAGTAGTCTCCTTAGGAACGCTTAAATGGCTTACCTCATCACCGCCGAGTACATTCAAGAGCAGATGTCAACCTTGGGGCTTAAGTCGTCCTTTGCGCCGTCAGCCTACGCGATGACCACGCTCATCACCGAGGCGTCTGATTGGGTCGAGAACTACTGCGACCGAGTATTTGCCAGTTCCTCGGCGTACACCGAGGGATACGGCACGGGCCGAAACAAGTTCATCCTCGACCAGTTCCCTGTGACAGCAGTCCACAGCATCGGTTGGGTAGATGAGTCTGGACAGACCGGCACCCATGACACGACCCTTGTTCGCATCCGACCGGGCGGGCTCATTGAATGGAAGAACCCAATCAACGGCCCTTGGTACGAGGGAAGATACTACACTATCAACTACCAGACAGGATACACCACCATCCCGTCGAATGTCCAGCGAGCCGTGGCGCTCAAGGTTGCCAACCTCGTCCAGCCTCAGTATCAGGGGCCACAGGACCGCGAGGTCTTTATGGTCACGAACCTTGAGCAGATGATTGTTGACTTGCTCGAACCGTACAGGCGCGAGAGGCTCGGCTAAGTGGGCTACACCATGATTGCCGATGTTGTCGGCATGGAGCGGGCGAATGCCGGTATCCGGCAGTTGAAGAGCATGCTCAACCAGAAGAAGGAAGTCTTTGCTCGCGGAGCGCTGCATGAAGTTGCAGCAGTTTTCGACAAGAACTTCGCTGCCGAGGGCAAGGCCACTGGCGGATGGGCACCGCTGGCCGAACAGACGCAGCGACGAAGAGAGGCTCTTGGCTTCGGAGCCAAGCATCCAATCCTCGTTCGGTACGCTGACCTGAGGCAGTTCACGGCCCAAGCGCTAAAGACCGTAGGACCGTCTGCATCATTCGCTGGCGGCGGCGCAGGCGGAAGGGACATCAGAGTAGTCGTTTCCTCGGGAAACGGCGCTGTGAATGTTGTAGCGTCTGGTGGACAGGCTGAGAACCAGATTGAGGATACCGCAGCCAACCGACCAGCCCGACCATTCTGGTACATCAATCAAACTGTCTTGGCGGCAGTCCGCAGGGGCGGCTCCGACAGTCTCCACAAGGAAATCCTGAGGCTCAACTAAATGGAAGCAGTCGTTGACGCAATCGTCGCATCGTTGACACAGTTCAAGGATACGCTCTCGGCAGACGGCGGCTGCTCAGACCTCATGACTATCGAGGCTGTGTATTGGGGTGACCCAATCATCATCCCCGTCAACAGTTACCCGGCGTTCACGGTCCAGCCGGTGCGTGACCTTCCAGACATGGAAACAACAGGTTACGAAGTCAGGGACCTTGAGGTTCTAGTCACCTTGCTTGTGGACTCTCGTGAGTATTGGGACGCTTCGGTCCTAGAAGCCACGGGTGACCGCATCATGGTACAAGTCATGGAGCGCGTTCGCAACTGGTTCCGCAGGGACTCCACCCGTTCTCTGAACGGCCTCGCGGGCGTCAGGGAGGTTTCGGCCTCTGGAACGGACTACATGGTACAAGTGCGAGGCTCGGTGACTGCCAAGTCCGCACAGGTCACGCTCACTGTCAACAAGCAGCGTGAGCGCGAAGCATAAAGAGGAAAAACCAGTATGAGCCTTGGCGCACTCGGCTATGTAGGTTATGGAGTTGAAGTTACAGAGGGTACTGCGGTCGCTCCGACCAAGTATCTCCCGGTTTCTTCGTTCTCGTTCGAGGACTCCAATGACTTTATCGTGCCAGACCAGATTAGGCACTCACGAGACAAGTATGTTGCTATGGCGGCACCTTACGCTGTCTCGGGCACAATGGAAATGGAACTCGTCCCGCTGGATGTTGCTTCCCTCATCAAGTCGGCATTCGCTGCGACGGTTATCACCAGCGCGTATGCAGGCGGCGGCTACCAGCACGCAATGACTCCGGCCAACGCAGAGCCGACCTTCACCTTTGAAGGCAGCGCTGCCGACATCCTCGTCATGCGTTACGCTGGCGTTCGTGTCAACACCCTCGAAATCAAGGCTGCCTACGGCGAAATCGTCACGGCTTCCTTCGGGCTTGAGGGTCTTAATCGGGCCAAGCAGGGTAGCGCGGCTACGCCGTCCTACGCCTCTTCGGTTCCGTTCCACTTCTCGGGTGTTGATGTCAAGGTTGCCTCGGGCACGCTCTTGGCCACGGTCAAGGAGTTCACCTTCGGCGTCAACAACAACATCGAACGCATCGGCACGCTTCGCAAGACGCGCGCTTGGAAGCGACTCGACTTGGGCATGCGAGAACTCACGCTCTCGATGACCTTCGACTTCGCTGACACTGCGGAGTATGACCGCTTCCTCAACGAAACGGTATTCGATGTTGACCTTCACCTGCAGTCTACCACGATTTCAGGCGGAAGCAACCCATCGTACCTTCGCATCCAAATCCCGAATGTTCGCTGGAACAAGGTGTCCGTACCGCTTTCGGCGGGCGACATGCTTGAGCAGAGCGTCGAAGCCCTCATCATCACGACCGCAGGGTCGGGTGTATGCACCGTGACGCTCGTCAACAGCGAGTCGGCAGTCTCGTAACTCCTAGGTTGGTGGGGTCGGCTAGTGTCGGCCCCGCCAACCACATAATCCCCAAGAGGGAAAGGAACAAATCGTGAGCATTCTCCGCAAGGCTACTCAGGAAACCAAGACCATTTCGCTTGACGAAACTGACTACATTGTAGTTCTCGCTGACATCAGCAAGCGAGAGTTTAACGCGCTCGTCGCCTCGATGCCCGCATCCGCTAAGTCGGAAGAGGGTATTACGATGGCCGATGCCACGACCTTCCAGCGGGCTCTTTTCGAAATGCTCGTTGTCGGTTGGTCGCTCTCCGATGGCAAGCCAACGGTTGCTGACTACAACGAACTCGCAGCCGAGTCCGCTAACGCGGTGGATGCGAAGTTGGCCGACCACTTCTCGTCGCTCCTTCCTTCGAGCGCCGAGGGAAAGTAGCATTTGACCTAGCGCGCCAGCATGCCGGGGGCTTCAAGACGGACTCGCTCCGAGAGCGAAACCCCCGCATCGCTAGGGCATTTGAGGTCTACTTGTCGTGTAGGACAGTGCAACTGTTCCATATGTCGGTAGAAAAAGACAGGGGCAGGCGGGTAGAGCATAAGATGGCAGAGTTTGTCACAGGCTACTCTCAACTCCCTGACGCTGGCGGTATTCTCGACCAACCAGTATGGATGATGGCGATTTTCGACCACTTTAGGTCGGGCGAGAACGCAGTCACCGCAAAGACCTTGAGTTAAGGAAACACATGGGCCGTTTCGATACCATCAAATATGATGTTCTCATCACTATTGATAGTAACGGAACGGCCCTTTTCTCTTTTGGTGAACAACAATGAGCGATGCGACTACGGATATCCTTCTCAGGATTAGGGTAGAAGTCAATAACCTGTCATCGATGGCTAACCTTGAGAAGGCCACGCAGTCGCTTGAGCAAGCACGCCTTAAGACGGCCAAGACCGCTGCCATTACCGCAGCCGCCGAAGAGCGCTTGAACCAGACCAAGGCACGCGGCCAGATTGTCGCAAAGCAGCAGGAAACCGCTGCCAAGATGTTCGAGCGCGCAGAGAAGGCCGTTGCTACCGCCCTCAAGAATGACGAGGCGGCACAACTCCGTCTGAACAACGCGAAGAAGGCTGGCGATGTTCTGTCCAAGCGCTACATCGCTGCCGACAACGCCGCCAAGAAGTCTGCGGAGACGCTCGCCACGGCCAAGGAAAATCTCAAGAAGGCCATCATCGCTGTTTCGACCGCAGAGACGCGGGGCAAGACCGCAGCAGCCCAACTCACGAAGGCCGAGTCTCAGGTTCGCATCGCAGCCACGGGTGAGGCCACCGCTCTCGCTAGGTTGTCTACGGCTCAGTCGCAGGCAACCATGGCCGCTGACCGCGCTCGCGCCATGTCTGACCGGCTCCGCGCCGCCAAGGACAAGGAAAGTGCCGCGTGGATGGCCTCTGCGAGGAAGTTGAACCTGTTTGGCCGTGCCCTCGGCGGTCTGTTCGGAAACCTGACAACCGTCGAACGCAAGTTGGACGCTATCTTCCGTGCCGCCAGCCACATGCAGACGATGGGCCGACAGATGATTGGCTTTGCGCAGAGGGTCGGCGCTGCGATTACGGATATGGTCAGCAAGTGGGGCGACTTCGAGTTCATGCTGAACCGCGCCACCGCCGCGTCCGGTTTGTTCACCGCTGGCGCTCCGCTGTACGACAAGATGAAGCGGGCCATCCTTGACGCTGCGCAGGCTCTTCGCCTGTTCGACCCCGAGGAAATCGCCAAGGCCACATACTTCTGGCAGTCCACGACCGGTGAGGCGATTAAGACTGAGGCCGACCTTGCTCGCATGATGAAGAATGTCAGCGCGGCGATGCAGGTCGCCGCCATGACGCAGACTGAATACGAAACCGTCATCAAGGGCGGTTACTCCATCATGAAGCAGTACGGCATGGCCCTCGAAGACATCCCGACCATCCTACACAGTCTGTTCAAGGAGACGCAGGCCACCGCGCTTGAGTTCCCTGACCTGATTGAGTCCTTCAAGATGACGGGTCCTCTGGCCCACGCCCTCGGTATTTCGTTCGAGGAAGTCTCCGTAACCCTCGGCCTGCTCGGTGACCTCGGTATCCGTGGCTCACAGGCCGGTCGTGGTCTTGGTATGTTCCTGACGCAGATGGTTCGTCCTGCGCCGAAGGGCATCAAGGCCATGAACGCACTGCTCGCGGCCACGATGGGCGTCTCCAACGGCTACAAGAAGTTGGTCTTCCCGAAGGGCAAGTTCATCGGCATGGAGAAGTTCGTTACCTTGCTCGCTCAGGCGACGAAGGGACTGACTGACCAGCAGAAGTTGAACTATATCACCAGCATCGTCGGTACGCAAAACGCTGCTCGTGTCATCATCCCGCTCATCAACGCTCAGATTGAGGCCGTCAAGAAGGGCACAAGCATCTACAAGGACTCCAAGTATTCCTTTGCGAACGCCACGCAGTCCTTCCAAGACTCTTGGGCGATGCTGGCTGAGTCTTGGAATGGTATCGTCGGCGCTATCAAGCAAACCCTTCTGCCAATCCTCCTGACTATCGGTGAGGTCATCGCCAAGACCCTCTCGCCCGTTCTCACCGAGTTCACCGGCCTGCTGAACGATATGAGGCCGGTCTTCGAGGAAGTCGCTGCGACAGTTGCCGATGCCCTGCAGCCGGTCATCAAGTGGTTCCAAAGCATGGTCAGGCAAGTCTCCAACTGGATTAAGAACAATCCTAAGTTGGTCAAGCAGATTGCTGTTTGGGCCGCATTTGGTTCCGTCATCATCGCGGTAGTCGGCGCTGTCCTGCTCCTGCTCGGCACGCTGGCCTTCCTTGTCTCCAACCTCATCCTCGTTGGTGCCGGTGTCCTGCCAATCGTCGCCGTTCTCGGAACGATGGCCTATGCGCTCATGTCCAACATGGGCGGCATCACGGACGCCTTCTCGAAGATGTGGGACGCCCTTAAGCGGGTCTTCGGTATCATGCTCGGCGGCGGCAAGGACGCTGCAGCCTCATGGGACGACCTTATCACAAAGGGCAAGGAACTTCTGACTGATGTTCTGACAAAGGTCGCTGATGCTATCTCGGCGGTCGCGGACTGGCTCAACTCTCTGTCGCCAGAGCAAGTGAAAACGCTTAAGGACATCATCGTTACCCTCATCGGCTTGAAGGTGCTTGACACTGTTCTCGGCCTTGCCATCGCGTTCGTGAGCCTCTTCAAGAACATCGGACTCGTCCTTGGCTGGCTCGCCACTAGCATTTTCCCGGTCCTTTTCCGCGCAGGCCAGTTGTTGTTTGGCGGGCTGAGGGTTCTGATTGCCGGTCTCATCCCGGTGGTTCAGGTAGTCATCGGGTTCCTCGTGCTCCTTGCCAGTGCGCTCGGCGTCCCGGTATGGGCTGCGGGGGCGCTCGTCGCAGCCATTGTTGCGGTCATCGCCGCCATCGTCGCATTCATCTTCAACATCGGCGGGTTCCGCGACTTCGTAATCTCGGTCTTCAATAACATCATGACCTTCATCGGTGAGGCCATCGGCGCTATCGGCAGGTGGCTCGGTGAGGTCTTCCAGAACATCGTAGCAGTCCTGACGGATGCCTTCAACGCCTTTGTTGGATGGCTCTCTTCTATCCCCGGCGCGGTAGCGGAGTTCATCGGCACCATCGTCGCGGCAGTCGGTGGGTTCATCGGGACTATCATCAAGGCGATTGTTGACTTCCTTGTTGACCTTTCTCAGAACTGGGGCAAGTACCTCGGTCAGATTGTCGGATTTGTCATCGCATGGATTGTTCGCATCATCGCAGAGGTTGGTATCTTCCTCTACAAACTCGCTAGCAGCATCCTTGAGTTCCTGACCGCTCTTCCGGGCCATTTCTTGAAGTGGCTGCAGGAAGCCGCCAACAACATCACCAACTGGATTAACGATACGATTGATGCGGTCGTTAAGTGGGCCGGTGATTTCCTGATGACTGTCGCCAATCTCCTTATCGCACTGCCGGGGCAAGTCGCTGGCTGGCTGAGTGATGTGTTCGATGCTCTTTCGAAGTGGTTTGTCGATACTGCCATTAGCGTTTCGCAATGGGCAAGTGATATGATTGAAGGCATCCTCAACTGGTTCGCGGGCCTGCCCGCCCGCATCGTAGATGCCATCCTCGGCCTCGGAAAGATGCTGTCTGACTTCTTCTACGGGCTGCTTGATGGCAGCGGCGACCTCATGAAGTCCCTTGGCGATGTCGCTTGGGGTATCGTTCAGGGCATTTGGGAAGGCATCAAGAGCCTTGGCGGGTACTTGGCCAAGCAAATCGGTGACTTCTTTAGCGGTATCGTTGACGGAGTGAAGAAGACGCTTGGCATCCAGTCTCCGTCTAAGGTCTTCGCTGAAATCGGCAAGAACATGATTGCCGGTCTTGCGGTGGGCATTGACAGGTCAGATGCCGCCGTCACCGCGATGGCTAAGGCTACGACTGCAGTCCTTGGAGCCGCTCAGACTGGTCTCGCCCCGTTCTCCACTGAAATCGCCTCCCTCTCGGGTGGCTTCAACTATACCAAGACTACGGAGTCTACTAAGTCTATCGACCTCAATGTCAATGTAACTTCGGGCGACGGCAGCGTCAACTCTGTTGATATGGCAACGCTCGCTAACCTCATCACCGGCTCCGAAATGGTGCGGGCGCTTGAGCAGATGGCAACGGTGAACTAATGGCCACGACTACTTGGAATGTCAGCAAGGACTCGCTTGTAGCATACAACACATCCTCGGGCTACAACAGTGGCGCAGGCGAGGATGACCACCTGCCTATCGGTTGGAACTCGTGGCTGCCCGGAAACTCGCGGGCCTACCTCGGGTTCTCCTACTCGTTCTCTGGCATGACCGCCATCACCGCTGCCACGCTGTACTTGAAGACTTCCACCGGATACCACATCGGCTCAGGCAACTGGACCGACCCGGATGTGTACATCGACCTCATCACTTCGTCGTGGTCTGAGGGTGTCAAGGGCGCAGACGAAGTTTGGTACTCGTCTAACGCTATCGCTTGGAACAATGTTCCAAGTGTCGATACCACCAACCGCGTGACTTGGGATGTCAACGGTGCCTCCGACCCCGCCACAAGCACTTGGTACTCCGTCGATGTTACGGCCCTTGTCCAGCAGGCGTTTACCGCAGGCACCTTCTACGGCTTCAAGATTATGGCCGTGGTCGAGGGCTCCGGTGGTGACCGCGTTGAGTTCCTGACCCGCGAGGGCGGTGCTGGCGCGTACATCAGCGTCACCTACACGACGAACACCGCGCCCAACGCTCCGACCTCATTGTCTCCTACCGCCGACGCTGTTGTCAACACCCTGACCCCGACGCTGGCCGGAACCTTCTCCGACCCTGATGCTGGCGATGCCATGACCGCTGCTCAGGTCGTTGTCTACGCCGACGACGGCACGACGCTGATTTGGGACTCAGGCTCCTTCTCGGCTACCGGAACATCGTTCTCCAAGGTCTACGCTGGCTCCGCTCTCACCGGAAACACCTTCTACAAGTGGAAGGGCCGAACGGCTGACGCCGCTGGCGCGTGGGGCGCATACTCTGCGCTGCAGCGTTTCAAGGTCAACTCGACTCCGAACGCCCCGACAATCAGCCTCACTGAGGCTCCGACAACGGATGTCAAGACGCTTACGCCGACCTTCAATGTCACGCACAGCGACCCCGACGCCTCCGACACGCAGATGCTCTACTACCGCATCATCCTTGAGACCTCGGCTGGCGCTGCCGTTTGGGACTCTGGTGACACGAGCACGACCGCTACTGTCACGAAGCAGGTAACCTATGCTGGCCCTGCCCTCTCGTGGCAGACGGCCTACCGTTGGCGCGCTCGCACGCAGGACTCCAACGGTGCGTGGTCTGCGTACAGCAGCAACGCCACCTTCACGACCCACACGACGGGCACCCCAATCTCGCTGGACCCGACCGGCTCTGCCATTGCAACCTCCCTGACTCCGACCCTGCAGGGCGCTCGCGCCACGAGCGACGACACGCTGGCCAGCGCCCAAATCATCGTCTACGAGTCTGACGGAACGACGCAGAAGTGGGACTCCGGCACCTTCACGGTCGGCGTCACATCGACGGCGTTCTCCAAGGTCTATGCTGGTGCCGCCCTGACTGCGGCCACCACCTACAAGTGGAAGGCCCGCGTCACCGGCTCCATCGGTGGTACCTCGGCCTACAGCGCCCTGCAGACCTTCGTTACCCCGGACACGACCACCCCGTCCATCACGGCCCCGCTCGGCACTGCTGTAACTCCGGCTACGAACACGGTCTTCACTTGGACCCGTGGCACGAACTTCAACATCCACCAGTTGTATGTCTACTCGGACGCTGCCGGTACTGTCGAGGTCTTCCACGACACTCCTTCCTCGTATGCCGCTACAGGCTCGAAGTCGTACACATACACTGGTACTTTGTCTTGGAACACGACCTACTACATGAAGGTTCGCGTCTCCGCAGACGGCGGTACGAACTGGTCTCCATGGGCCGGTCTGTCCGCCTTCACGATGGACTCCGCTGGTGTACCGACGCTCAACTCACCGACTGCCTCGGCGTTCCTTGGCGCTCCGCGAGTGCTCGACAACTACGACAGCATCACGGTTCCGGGCGCATGGACGAACGGTGCCAACCTGACGGCTGCGGCAGAAGGTACAGTCTACCAGACTGGCCGTGGCTCTGTCAAGTTCACCGGCACATTCTCCGGCACTCAGACGGCCTACCGCACGGTAAGCCTCAACCTGTCTGCCTACGGTGGACAGACCCCAATCAAGGTGTACACTCGTATCTCGTCTCTGACGAGCGTTACGGCCATCCGTATCCGCTTCTCGACGGACGCTACGAACTACGCTGAGTACACGGTCACGCCTTCCATCATCGACACATGGGAGCAGAAGACCGTCACCAAGGGTTCGCCTACAGCAACCGGTGGTACAATCAACTGGGCCAACATCACCCGCATCGGCGTGGTCGCCATCTACGCTGCGTCAGTCGGGCCGACCATCTATGTTGACGACTTGCAGTTCGACGCTACCAACCCGTCCTTCGACGGCACGACGGCGGCAGCCGAAGTCATCAGCACCTACCGCATCCGCGTCTACAACGACGCCGCTGGCACCAGCCTGTTTTGGGACTCCGGCGATGTGGCTGGTTCGTCCACCACATTCTCGAAGTTGTACAACGGCTCGACGGCGTTCACCAAGGGCCAGACCTACTACTGGCAGGCACGCTATGTCAAGTCCACCGGTCCTACCGGCTCGTACTCGGCGCTGACTCCGTTCAGCCTGAACACCGACCCGCAGGCACCGTCCAGCATGACACCGGCCTCCGGCTATGTCCACCCTGACTCGCTCATCCCGACATTCTCGGCTGCGTTCTCCGACGCAGACACCGCCACGCAGGGTGACTCTGCATCCATGTTCGAGGTTGAGGTTTACCGCAACTCAGACTCCGTGCTCGTCTACTCCCTGCTCAAGGACTCGTCCATGGCGGGAACGAACAGCGTCTACGATGGTGCTTCGAATGTCTTGAAGCGCACGGGCGGCGCGAGCCCGATTGTAAACGAAACTCAATACAACTGGCGCGCTCGCTACCGCGACAACTTCGGTGCGGTCGGCCCATGGTCTTCCTACAATCTGTGGAAGCCATCGACCTCCCCGACGACGACCATCAACAGCCCGTCTCACCTTGGAACCGTCACTTCTTCGACCCCGACCTTCACTTGGTCGATGTCTTCGTCCGGTGGCAAGGCGCAGAACTCGTACCGTATCGTCATCACCCGCGTCTCCGACTCGTATGTGGTGTACGACTCCGGTCAGGTCTACTCGTCCGCGACCAGCCAAGTCATCCCTGCCGGTAAGATTGTCAACTCGACAACCTACGACTTCACGCTGTACGCTTGGGACACTGACGGCCTCGTCAGCCCTGCCCCGGATGTAAACCGGTTTAGTACATCGTGGACAGCCCCGGCTGCCATCACGAACTTCACGGGAGCCGATGACACTTCGCTTTCGAGCGTCGTCCTGCAGTGGACGCAATCAGCACTTGCAGGTTCGGACTTTAGGAAGTACACTATCTACCGTAGGGAAACTGGCGATACGGAGTGGTCTTCCTATGCCGACATCACTTCCCAGTCCACGGTAATCTACTACGACTATGAGGCTGCGAACAATGTCTCGTATGACTACAAGATTACACAGTGGAAGATTATCCCCGGCGACAGCGACCTTGAAAGCGCAGACTCCGACATTTCCACTGTCATCCTCGACACGGACTCGTGGCATGTCGTTGGCGCAGACCGGGCACAGTCGCACATCTTCGAACTTCCAGTAACTGCGGCACCGTTCTCTGAGCCCGTCCAGCAGGAAATCTTCGAGCCTCTCGGCACGAGCAGGAAGGTGGTCATCCGTGGCCGCACCCTCGGCGCTGAGGGCAACCTGACATGCCTGTGGGATACCTCGGAGCGACCGGACGCTGTTACCCAAATCGAGTACATCAAGTCTAACCGAGGCCCGCACATTCTCAAGTCCCCGTTCGGTGACATCTGGCTCGTAGAGTTCAGCGGCCCGACCAAGGATTACGGCGCAGGAGGTAGGATGCAGGCCACGCTGGTATGGACCGAGGTTGACTAATGTACCCTGTCTCCGCATCGTTTCTAGAAGCACTCAAGAGCCCGGTACATTCCTTCCGCTCGCGCATGGAGGTTCTCGACACGAACTTCCAGCCGGTAGCCGTCTTCAATGATGCTGGCTCCGTCGAAGACCCGACTCGGGTCCTCGTGGACGGCTCCGTTGATGCCGACACCACCCGGCTTACCAGAAGGACTTTTACGGCCACCGTCCTGAATGAAGACGGCCAGTGGTCGCCTCAGTCCGATTGGGGCGGGCTGTTCTATGTCAATCGTGTCATCCGACTCTACCGTGGCATCGACTACGGTGATGCCACCGAACTCGTGCCTATTGGTACATTCCTCATCGACCACGCCGATGTCACGGTAGAGCGCAACATGAGCATGGTCGTCCTGTCTGGCTCCGACCTGTGGAAGAAGTTTGGCAAGGCGATTTTCAGTAAGGCTCAGTCGTGGGCCGCAGGCACCAGCATCAACACGGTAATCTCGGCCATCGCCACTGCGTCTGGCGTCACCCGAATGACTCTCGACCCGCTCTCTTCTCGCGCCACGGCAGACACCCAACTCGGGACCATCTTTGCCGTCGAGCGGGGAGATAACAAGGGCGAGGCTCTCGACCGGCTCTGCAAGGCGTATGGCATCGACATCTACTTCGACCCGACTGGCTACCTCGTAACGGAAGACTTCAAGACTCCGGGCAGCACCGCCGTCGTGTACACCTACGACCCGGATGTCAACAATAACCTGTTGGTCGTGAAGTCCAGTTACTCCGACGACAACCTTTACAACTCAGTGCTTGTCATCGGGACCAAGGACAAGAACAACATCGTCACTTACCAAATCAGGGACACGAATGCGCTGTCCGTGACAAACATTACGCTTCTCGGAGAGCGAGTATTGAAGTTCGAGTCTGACCAGATTGGAACGACGGCCCTTGCTCAGGCAACTGCCACCAAGTTGTTTTACAAGAGCGTCCTCGTCAACGAGGATATCTCCCTCGAAACAGTATGCAATCCGGCATACGAAGGCAATGATGTCATCAAGGTTGTTGAGACGGACTTTGCGCAACTCAATGACACATACAGGCTCAAGGCTTTCACTGTGCCTCTTTCTTCCACCCGGCAGACGCTTCGCCTGCTCCGTGAAATCAGGTTGACATAATGGTTGCTCCGACGAAGTTCCCGCAGGGCGATGCCTCTCGCATCGTCAGTGTTATTGATGGGCGCATCAACAAGACTACGCGCTCGGGCTCCAAAATCGAGCACACTTGGGGTGTCATCGCCTCGGTCGCTGCCGATGGCATGACAGCCGGTGCCTACCTGTACGGCGAGACGGATGGAGCCTACATCAGCCAAGGCTTCCGCGTCAAGCCGCCGATGTACCCAACGGTGGGCGACAAGGTTCGCGTTGCAATCGACTACGGCAAGGGCGAGCGCTGGATTGAGGAAATCCATCCGACCGGCACCTACCACCGTGTCACCATCGAGCCTAGCACCGGAGAGGTCGAGTTCGGTTCCGGCTCTGCCGACAAGGACACACGCCTCTACCGGCCGACCACGAAGACCCTGACGATTGACGACCACGCTGGCGGCGCTGCCACGCTCAATGTCATCGGCAACATCAAGCAGGGCGGCGTTCAGGTCGCCCTGACATCGGATATCCCTGCGGCGTCTGGCACTGTCGCCAGCGGCACTACTCTCGGAACCGCCTCGAACGCAGGCGCAGCGGCCACATTCTCAAAGGGCGACCACCAGCACGGCACCGTGTCTTCTGGCGCGGTAACCGCTCAGACCTCTTACGGGCTGTCGTCGTCCAACGGCTCTGCTGGAACCGTCGCCCTCTCCGACCACACGCACGGAACGGTTGCCCTTCCGACATCCTCCGGCGCTGGTTTCACCGTCCCGACAGGAACGCTTGCCGTTACTGGTGGAACCCTTACTCTGTCCACGGATGCTCGTATCTACCGCTCGGCGGCGACTACGGTCACTATGGACGACGGGGCCGCTGGCCAGTTGACATGGCTCGAAGTTCTCGGCGGCATTTCGGTCAAGCGAACCACTACCGCAAGCAATGTCATTCGAGGCATCGTCTCAGGTGACACCACCGCTGGCTTCCAAGTCAATGTTGCCGGAAAGATGGAGTGGGGACCGGGGGGTTCTACGGCGGTCGATACCAACCTCTACCGGGACGCGGCCAGCGTGTTGCGGTCAGATGATACGCTGCGCCTTGAAGCCCACGCGCCGACAGGCTATGACAAGGGCGGAACATCGGATAGCACGACTATCACGACGGCTGGTACCTACTACGCGCTGACCAACGCTGTCACCGGGGCAATCACGCCAGCATATATTGGCCAGCGCTTCTTGTGCATGTTGACGGGCTTCTGCAGTCTCAACACTACGACCGCACAGTACGCTCTGGTCAGGCTAGACATCGTGGACGGCTCTGATACACAAATCACAACCCTAGGCTACACTCGCCACGACAATCCCGGCGTATCGGGCAGGGGCTCGGTTGTCCAGTTCGCTAAGGTCTGGACTGCGGACGCTACCTCGTCCCGAAAGTTGAAGGCTTACGGAACGACTCAGACCACTAATGGCCTTTCGCTGACGCTGGCATACACGCAGATGATTTTCCTTCCTCTGCCGTAAAGGAGCACAATGGAAATCTCAATCGACAGTTTGTTCCAGAAAATCGGTGTCCTCACCGTGGAGAACGACTTGCTCAAGTCTGAACTCAATCAGGCAAAGGCATATATCGAACAGTTGAGGGAGGACGCACGCCCTCATGATGAACCTCAGCCTGAGGCAAAGAAGGCAAACAAGGAATAGCAAATGGCAGCAACGATTGGTGTGTTCGTTTACACCGGCACCAACGCGGCAACGGAGTCTACGGTCCAGACGGGTATCTCGTTCTTGTCCATCGACTCTAACGCTACGGACGCTACCACCCGCCAGAACAACCCTGTTCTCGCTGGCACGGTATCGTACACGAAGCACATTCGCCTCAAGGCGACTGTCGCTCCCGCAGTCTCGTGGGGCAATGTCAAGTTCTGGACTGACGGCTCCGGTCAGGCCAATGTCGGCCTTCGGGCTAAGTTGGCTCAGGGTACCGGTGGCGCTACTCCGGGCACGGGCGGCACGACTCCGTACAACACGGCGATGACCGGCGATGCAGATGCCTACTCTTACACTTCTGGTGCTAAGGGTACTTGGGATGCTGCTACCTACTCGGCCATCAACACCGTTTCGAAGGAAATGCAGTTGCAGTTGTCTCCGACCGCCTCGGCAACTCCGGGCGCTTGGACGCAGGAAACCCTCAACTACTCCTACGACGAGGTATAATCCCTAGAGGATAACACAGGCGCATAGACGCCAGAAAGGACAACTCAATGTCTGAATACGCATACTTCGCTAACGCTACTCTCAGCGATGGCGAGGAAGTGGTCGTAGACCTTGAACAGCGGGGATGGGCCGACAAGGAAATCCTTGCCAAGACTATTCGGTGGGCGCTGGTGCCGAAGGGCACACACATCACCCTCGATGGTCGCCCATACCCGCTGGTACAAATCTCAATCCCCGAAGGCGCTAAGCCTATCTTCCGCAGCCGGGTCTACCGCGCAATCATCCAGTCGCGCAGCAGCGACCAGATTGAGCGAAAGGTCATCCCCGTTCTGCGCGTGCCCGAGTTCCGGGCGTACTGCATCGGCTGGAAGAAGGGGCGGACGAAGGTCTGGACTTGGGTCATGCCTGATGGCTCAATCGAAGTCGGGACCGGCGACGACTCACATCGCGGCAACATCATCCGAACATATCTGAACACCCTCACCTACGAAATCCCTGAGCCTGAGCCGGAGCCCGCACCGGAGGAACTACAGGCGTAGTCTCGCCCTGACTCAACGGGGCTAAGGACTCAACTCAATGGCTATTGTCGTCACCCAAATCGGAAGCCTTGGCGTCAAGAACGGCTCACCGACCACCAACCATGTCGTAACCCTGACGGGCGGCGCTTCGGTTGGCGACCTAGTTCTTGTCGCCATCGCGGTCGATAACTCCGGTACATCCGGCGCTAGCGTCATCAGCGGCGTGCAGGACATCGTAAGCAACACCTACTCACAGGTCAAGTTGCAGAACCGCACTGCCGGTAGCGCAGCGAACGATGGTCTGACAGTAGCCATCTACAAGTCTGTTGTTTCGACCGTCCTCGCTACGAACGACACAGTTGAAGTCCTTTTCTCCGCAGGTATCACTTCGTGTACCGCTCAGGTTTTCAAGGTCACGGGAGCAAACTCTACAGAAGCGTCCACGGACAGCGCATCAGGAACCGGCACAACCTACACATCGAACGCGATGTCCGTTTCGTCCGGTGGCCTTTACTTCGGCGTTGCCGGTAACGAGTCTAACACTGCTCCTGCCGCCGACTCCGACACCACGAACGGCTCTTGGACAACCACGACCTCAGTCAGCGGCGGAAGCGGCGGTGACGCGACCAAGATGTCGCAGCGCGTCCACTACAAGGTAGTCAACGCGACCGGCAACCAGACAATGAACGCCGCCACGGGCGCGAGCACGGATTGGGCGGTCGCGGCAGCCGTCTTTACCGGAACCACGACCAACAGTGGTTCGTTCACTGCTGACGCCCACATTTCCAAGAACGGCATCGCTGGTTCCTTTACAGCCAACGCTAACATCAGCAAGAACGGCATCGCCGGTTCGTTTACCGCAGATGCGTACATCAAGAAGACGATTTCAGGGTCTTTCACTGCTGACGCACAGATTAGCGGTGTCGGTTCGTTCACCGCCGACGCTTACATCCAGAAGATTACCAGCCAGTCGTTTACTGCCGATGCCAACATCAGCAAGAACGACATTGCTGGTTCGTTCACCGCTGACGCCAACATCAGCAAGACCATCGGCGGAACATTCACTGCCGATGCGCACATCAGCAAGAATGACATCGGCGGTACATTCTCTGCAGATGCCAACATTTCCAAGAACGACATCGCAGGCAACTTCACTGCGGATGCGTACATCCAGAAGACCTTTGCCGGTTCGTTCACTGCCGACAGCCACATCAGCAGGAATGACATTGCTGGCTCCTTCACGGCTGATGCTCAACTCTCTGGCGTAGGCTCCTTTACTGCAGACGCCTACATCGCCAAGACATTCTCAGACTCGTTCACTGCCGACGCCTACATTCAGAAAACCCTCTCGGGCTCGTTCACAGCGGACGCTGAGATTGCGGCTGGCCTCACGACGGTCGAGGGTTCCTTCACGGCTGATGCGCACATCGCCAAGAATGGTATTGCAGGGTCATTCACTGCCGATGCGCATATCGCCAAGAATGACACTGCGGGGTCCTTCACGGCGGATGCGAACATCAGTCGGAACGACATTGCAAGTTCCTTCTCGGCAGATGCCAACATCAGCCGGAATGACATTGCAGGTTCATTCACTGCGGATGCGAACATCAGCCGGAATGACATTGCCGGAACCTTTACCGCAGATGCATACATTCTGCGAACCTTTGCAGGTTCCTTCTCGGCAGATGCCAACATCAGTCGGAACGACATCGCCGGGTCGTTCACAGCCGATGCTCAGATTTCTGGTGTAGGCTCGTTCACGGCTGACGCCTACATTCAGCGGACCTTCTCGTCAACCTTCACCGCAGACGCCCACATCGGGGCAACCCTTGCCTCGACCTTTACGGCGGATGCGTACATTCAGAAGACGCAGGCCGGGTCCTTCACCGCAGATGCCAACCTGTCGAAGAATGACATCGCGGGAACCTTCACGGCAGACGCCCACATTGCCAAGAATGATATCGGTGGTTCGTTCACAGCGGACGCCTACATCATTCGGACCTTCTCTGGTAGCCTGACGGCAGACGCTCACATCGCCCGCAATGACATTGCCGGGTCGTTCACCGCTGATGCTGAAATCGCCCTTCCGGGCGTGGTCACTTACAACGGCTCCTTCACGGCGGATGCCCACATCGCCGGAACTCCGTCCGGGTCGTTCACCGCAGACGCCTACATTCGCTCCACGGCCTCTGGAACATTCACAGCGGACGCTTTCATCCAGAAGACTACCTCGGGGTCATTCTCTGCGGATGCGAATATTGGAGCCACGATTTCGGGCTCTCTTACTGCAGACGCCTACATCAAGGCCACGCAGTCTGGTTCCTTCTCGGCAGATGCCTATATCAAGGCTGAACTTCTCGGCTCCCTGACGGCAGATGCCTACATTCGGGCGACAATCGCCTCTTCCTTCACGGCAGACGGCTACATTCTCGCCACCATCAACGGCTCCTTCACGGCCAGCGCCTTCATCGGCGGCGCTACTAGGGATGCCACTGTAGAGGAAGTCATCGAAGAGGCTGTCCTCGTAACAACTGATACCTCGGCTGAGGTAGCCGAGGATAGCGATACTGTCGAGTCGGTCGGCGTTGAAATCGAGGCATCCGTAGAGATTGCCGAAGATGGCGGGGTATCCGACGCGGTAGATGTAGAACTGACGGAGATTTAGTATGGCACGAAAGGTATTCGACTACGGGACGACCGTAAGGGCCAAGGTTACATTCAGGGATATCGACACCAAGGCGGTCATCGACCCGAGTGCCCTTTCTGTCGTCATCCGAAATCCAGACGCGACTACGACCACTTATGTCTACGGAACAGATGAAGAGTTGGTAAAGTCGTCTACCGGGGTGTATTATGTACTTATCGCACTCAGCGCGACCGGGACATTCAAGTGGCGGTGGCTCGCCACCGTTTCAGACAAGGCCGTCTCGAAGTTCAGCGAGTGCGACAGCGAGAAGAAGGCAGGGTTCTAATGACCTACATTCCACAGTTTGTCTCTGAGCGTGAGTCGGCCCATACCCTCAACGGTGAGTACGATGACGCGCTGTGGGAGGACTGCGTTTGGACAAGCGGACTGATGCTGGCCAACGGGCGCGATGGGGGCACCCACCCGGCGACCAGAACGGAGGCCGAACTTATCAGGCAAGCCGCGAATAAGCCGCTTTCCGAGAAGGGCTCCACGCTCAACGAGTTCAATATCGGCCTGTTGAGGCGATATGGGTACACGCTTCCCGTAGTCACGGGCGTACTGCCGTACCTTCCCGTTGGTTGGGGAGCGGCCATCACTGGCCTCTGCGGTAACTTCCCTGCTGGCCACCGGCTCCGCATTCTGGCCAACTTCGATGGTGGCCACTGCGTATTCATCGTCCGAAAGGACGACGGAAGTTACTGGTGGATGGACCCGCTTGCGCCGCCGACAGGCTATGCTGGCGTTCCGGTAACCATCGCAGAAATCCAGTTGTTCATGAAGGGCAATGCGACCTACATGCAGGCAGCCCTAGTAAAGGAAAGCGACATGCTAATCAGCAACATCAAGGGCGAAGACTGGCGAGCCAAGGGCGGCATCCTCAGGACATCGCCCGACTCTAGCCTCCCTGCTTCCGTAACCCTTCCCGCTGGAACCATCATTCGGTCTGTTGCCGAAGTAACTGTTCCGGGCTCGGCGTACCTCTGGCGGCTCACAGAGTACGGCAACAAGCCAGCCTACCTTGCCTACAAGCGGCTCTCTGACGGGGCTATGCCGGATTGGGAGCCCGTCGTTCCGGGTGGCGACCCTGCGGTTGACGCTGGCCTGTCCGCCTACATCGCTCGACAGCCTGACCCTACACCGTTCTCTCAGGCTGACATCGACAAGAAGGTCAACGAGAACGAGCAGAAGTGGGAGACTTGGGTCGCTACCCATCCCTAAGGAGTAAGCAATGACATTCGGACAGTTCTTGTCGGGCATCCTTTCGAGCCCGGAGTTCTCGGCGTTCATCATCGCCACGGTCATCGGCTTTGCCGGGTGGCTCGGCAAGCAGTTGAATGCCCTCATCAACCAGAAGGTCTCTGGCGAGCAGTTGAAGGTGCTCATTTCCATCGCTGAGAATGCGGTGCGGGTGGCAGAGCAGACTGGCGCTTCGAAGACCGGCGCAGAGAAGAAGGCAGAGGCCGTCAGGGTCGCTCAGTCATTCCTCGATGCCTACGGTATCAAGGTAAGCGCAGCACAGTTGGAAGGCGCAATCGAGGCCGCTGTTTATAGCGAGTTGACCGTCTTCAAGCCGCTGCCCGAACCGACTGACGGCCCTTCTGACCCCGGTGCGCCTGAGGCGACAAACGGCGAAGGCGGCTGAGACTCCTGCGACTAGCAGTTTGCTAGCATCGTTATTTACAGTCTAGCCGTTCTTAACACTCTCTGTAAAGAACGCCATTTCTGTGAAGAACGAAGGGGGGTGATTGCCGTCTACCCTTGGCCTGTACCGACCACGGTGCCTGAACAACAAAGCCCCGGCAGGACTAACAATCCTGACCGGGGCTTTTTCTGTTTGCCTAGCGCTTAGGAGCCGACTTGTAATCGTGCTCCCATCGCGGCATCCTTCCGCGAACGATGTCGCCCATGTATGCGTTCTCGCAGGCCCAATACCTGACCTTGACGGTCTCGTCCCGCTTTCCAGTCTTCGGGTCGTACCTAGTCTCCCCGTCCTTGTGTTGGAACCTGACCCACATTCTCCCACCGCATCGGGTGCAATATCTATTGACCTTGGCGATGTGCCGATGCACATTGTCCTCACGAATGCTCAACGATAACCTCCACATTGTAGCCCTGACCAAATAGGTTCTGTCCGGGGAACTTGCACGGCTCGTGTTTGTGCTCCGGGCACATCACCCATCCGCCCTCAATCTCGAAGACGCATCCATGGGCGATTGCTTCCTCGTCCGGGTCTGGATTGCCGCAATCAAGGCACCACGCACCCGGCCAGCCAGACCAGCGATGTTCGAGTTTAGTCACCGACATTCCTGTACTCCCACTTCCATGAGCCTACCGTCTTCTTGGGATGGTAAATGACCTCCATTGCGCCGATGTCTTCGCCAAGCATCGTCACTGCAAGCGGCTTGAATACCGGCTCATTGAACGCTGGAACATTCCAGTAAGAGAACACCTGTCTCCGTTCCCGCGTGTACTCATCGACCTCGGTGTGCTCGTAGTCAAAACCGTGGAGCATACTTCCGCCTACGACGCGAGAGAACTTCCTTGTGCGCTTACTGTCCGGGTCGGCCTCCCACGGGCCATAGGTGATGCTGTCGGGCTCACGAGACTGCGCGATTTCCCGTGCAGTCATGTGGTGTTCATTCATTACTCGGCCCAAGCCCCACTGACCCAGTATTCATACTCCTGCGGAGCATCCTCGCGCTTGGTGCCCTCGGCGTCAGTCCAAGAGTCGTAGAACTGGCCATCGGTCCCGTGCGCTTCGTGGTTACCGGTATGACCGTCATCCAGCGAGCAGATGAAGTAATCCCCCGGACCATGCTCACCGACCGGGCCGATGAAGTTGCCGGTCATGCACTCATTAGACATTCTTCGCGTACCTCGGCTCAGGCTCCGGTCGGTCGTCAAGAGAGGCGGGGAGCCTGCCAGCCTCAATCTCATTCAGCGTCCAGCGGTAGGAAAACATATTCCATGCCGCAGCAATCGCGTGGTTCTCGGTGTCCTCGCCAGCGACGAGGGCATTGATGTGGCGCATCGCAGAGTCAACATACCGCATGAGCGGCTGACCCTTCTTCCAGTTGTGGTCGCCATACTTGGCTGCGCCCTGCTCGTAGTGGATGGCAAGTTCGCGCATCGGGAGTGTCGGCAGAAGGTCGAAACGACCCTTGCCTTCGCGTGTGTCTCGACGGCTGCCGGTCTCGAACTCCTGACGCTTGCCAGAGTCCTTGACGACAAAGGCGTGGTTGGGGGCTTCGATGATTTCCTTGAGGGTCGGGCCATCCCAAACGGTGTCCGGGTCGTACCCGCTTGCTCCCATGCTCACTTTGCCTTCCTCCTGAACTTCCGAGCGACCTTCGCCCAATCATTGTACTCGATAGCCTTGTCATCGATGTAGGCGATGGCCGGAACCTTCTCAGCCGTTGCGCCCGCCACATTCAGGCCGTACCGCTCGCAATACTCCTGCAGGTAGCGGACCTGATGGAAGATGCCGTTGGCCGGGTCGCGGCCCTCGTGCATGTGCCAGTAGGCAGACAGCCGAGAGGTAAAAATGTAGACGGTGTACCCGGCATCGGTCAGGCCGTTCACGAACTCCACGGCCCCGTCGAGCGGGGCGGGGAACCCGAACAGGTCGCCCCAAGGGGCGATTGTACCGTCAAAGTCAACGCACACGACTCCATCAGCCGCAGGCGGGTGGCCGTTCGCTAGGGCGAACTGCTCGATTTCGTCAGTCGTCAATATTGAGACCTCCTGTAGATACGGGTTCGACCATTTTCGGGTGCTGTGGAATATTGCGTGTCCCACCAAGCCCACTGTAGAGTGAAGCCTCGCTGCTCCATCGCAGCGTCGATGGTGTCCCATCCGACCTCAAGGATATGACATCCGGGGTATCCTGTCCAGTCCCTTCCGTCCATTTCGAGCGGAGACTGGATGAAGACCCATTCGATGTCCGGCCCGGAGTCAATCAGGGCGATGAACTGCTCGAATGTCATGTGCTCGATGACATGCTGCATGTAGAGCACATTGAAGCCGCTGTTGTCTGACTCCCAAGGCCAGACATTCGGGACCATGGCCGCGTAGCGCTCGTCCTCGATTTGCATAGCCTTACCGACCGCCTCGGCGCAAATCTCGATGTTGTACCAGCCCTCGATATTCGCATGTGCAGCGAGCATCTTCTTCGCAAGGTCTCCGGTCCAGCCCCCGATTTCCAAAACCGACACGGGCTGGTCGATGAGTTGTCCGAACATGAACTCGGCAGGCTTGTCGTCGCTGTGCTGGTGAGCGTCAGGCCAGCGCTTCCAGACCTGAGCGTGGAAGTCGATTTGCTCCTGCAGGCTCATCGTCGGGTAGGCTGCCCGCCAGTCATCAAACAACTTCCACCCGTTCCAAGGACCGGGCTCCGTTACGAAATCAAACTTCGCGCTCACATCGACCTCTCGCCAAGCGACTCGTAGTACGCTTGGTCAGTGAACAAGACATCGGCTGCCTTGGAGTGAATAAGTGGGGCATCCTTGGGCATCCGCCTGACGGTGATGTCCCGCGTCATGCTCTCGCTGTTGCCGTCAATCTCCACAAGTTCGTGAACCTTGCGGTAAAACCTTCCGTGGCCAGAGCGCCAGAGACGAATGTGCCAGTGGTATTCCTCGGGCGCTCCGAGAAGCCCTCCCCAAAAGTTCAGCGTCCAGAACATATATCCAACGGAAGCGTTGGAGTCGTTGACCTCCATGGTCGCCCAATCGATTGCCTTCATCAAGTTGAATGAGGGCAACTCGTCAGGGTCTAGGACGAGCGTCCACGGCCTAGTGACATACGGAAGTCCAGCGTTCCTAGCAGCGGAGAAGTCGTCTACCCACTCGAACGGGACGAGCACCACGCCGTCCCAAGTCATCATGACCTGAGTGTACTCCGGCTTGGTCTTGCTGTCAACTACGATGACAAACTCGTCGCTGATTGGTCGAAGGCACTCAATCAGGGCGGCGAGCCGTTCAAGCGGCGGGTCCTTGACGAGCATCATCGTGGTGACACGCTTCATCCTAGTCCTCCACGACCTCTTCGAGATTGGTCATGAGTCGGTGCTCGGCAAGGAAGCGGACAATCTCATCGCTGACATCATCCGTGCCCGCCCAAAAGAAACTCTCGCCGCGAAGGATGCAATCAACCATCTGGCTGATGTCATCCATTTCGGCCTTGCTCACGGGACGCGAGACTGCGATTGTGATGTGCTTGTCCTTGTATGCCACCTACTTGCTCCTTTCGATTTCGTACAGGGTCTTCTCTTCGAGAGACTTGACGATGCTGAACAGGTCGTCTGCCGTGATTTCGTCCATGCCGAATGTCTGTTCTACATCAAGCGGCTGGCTGCTTACCCGAAGCCAGCGGTCACCGACGCGCTTGACCGTTTCGACCAGAACGATAGGCTTGGCGATTGCCTCTGGCTGCAGGCCGAGTTCATTCGACCAGTCTAGCGTCACGAACCCGTAATCCGCAAACCGGAACCGCTCCAAGAGTTGCCCGAGAATGACGGCACCCTGCGGTGCGAAGCGCCGAGAGTTCGTCAACAGGACCGGCCTGTCTCCAACCTCCTGAACCATGACTTCCATTTAGACCTCTACCACCGTTCTGCCAAGCGCCGTCAGGAGCGAGGCCGTGAAATCGCGGCGCACCGGGTCGAGTTCGACCGCGATGGCCTCGATGAAATCTGTCGGCTGCGAAGGACCCCAAGTGTCCCATTCATACGCAGCGGATGCGAGATAGCCAGCCGGGACGCTAGAGGCGTCGATGTCGAACCGGACCTGAGTCTTAGGCATCGTCTGGACGCTCCACGGGACTACGCCCACATTCTGCAGGAATGCGTACACTCCATGCGCCCACGGTTCGAGGTTCTCTGCCTCACGCCTGAGGTCTGTCAGGGATACCGAATGCTGCTCCCAAGTCTTCGAAGTCATTGAGGCTTCCTCCGTTCATGAAGTGGTCGGTCATATCCTTGCCCTTGGTCGGTCGGAGCCGGATGCCCTTGTCGCCAAGGACTTCGAGCGGGATTTCAGAACCCCGGTCACCGGCGTCGTCCGCATCGAAGGCGATGAAGACGCGCTTGGCCCAAAAGAGGTCGAGCGCCCAAGTCTCCCATTGTGACTTGCTGACCGAGACACCGGGGATGCCCCCGACTCCGATGGACTCCTTCACCGTATCAGGAAGCGACGAGGCTGTCAAGCGGCTCCACACCGCGAGGGTGTCGGACTCCCCCTCGCAGAGGATGACGGTCGGGCGGAACGAGACGCCATCCACATTGTAGATGCCCCGCTTGCTCCCCGTCTGGCTGGTCTTATTGCCTAGTCGGTCCCGGTACTTGATGCCGAAGACAGCATCGTCCCGGTAATACGGAAAGGCGATGCGTTGGCCGTCACGGTCCCACCCAAGCCCGAAGTGCTTGACAACGGCTGGACGCAGTTCTCGGCTGAGAATGAAATCGATGACTGGCCGAGGCTGGTCTTCGAAGAGTTGCTTTCGCAGGGTTGCTGCCAAGTCCTTGAAATCCGGTAGGTCTTCCTCGTAGCCAGCGTAGCCGCCAGACGCCTCGATAGACCGGAGCGTGACTTGTACATCATCAATCTCCCTCTCAAGTCTTGTCGCCAAAGAGTGAAGCCCGCCCTTCAAGCCGCAGCCGAAGCAAATCCACAATCCGTTGTCGAGATTGATGGAAAGCGACGGAAGCCGGTCCTGATGGAACGGGCATCGGATGTAGGCATTCTGCCCGCGCTCAGGGATAGGATGGCCAACGACCTCGCTGATGATATCCGTGAGCGCGTATCTAGACACCGTACCTCCTAGAACTTAATACCTGCTTGCTTTGCACACCGAGAGCATAGCGGACCCGGAATGTATCCGTCAAGCCCTATGACGACCTCGGGGCGAACGGCCTTGTACTGACGCACCTGACCATTGGGTGTCACCCTATCCTTACCCCAATCAAGCCCACCTGTCTTCAACTTGTCAGTCTGACCACAGATGGAGTCACCCCTGTAGGTGACGAACGCTGGCTTGATGTAGGTAATCTTCAAGGCATTCCAACACTTATCCTCTGTCGAGGCCGGTGTCTCGGTCTTCTCTAGGTTGTTGGTGATATGCCAGACACCGCGATGGTTCCAACCGTTGTTGTAGATGAAGTCCATCACAAATCTCCAAGCCTGTCGAACGCAGCGCGAAGGCGGCGGGCCGTGGCGACTTCCTCATGGCGCACAAGGAAATCATCAATCTCCGGCAGGAGAAGGATGAGTTTCTCTAGCGCTGCTCGCTGAGAGTGCCAGTTGGCATGCTCGAACAAGTCAAGCATGTCCTGAGCGGCGTACTTTGTAATCCTCTTATGCTGCGGCATTCTTCTCGAACCTCTGGTAGCAAGCGACACTATACTTGGCCGCTTCCTCACCTGTCAACTTCTTCGGCGTCTGGCAGTAGAACAGCCACATGCCGGTCTTGCGGAACCCGACGAAGATGCGGTCAAATGGTCCCTGCGTGTTGCCGCATGTGCCGCACTGCCTAGTCATTCTTTTCGCCCTGTCCGTCAGACAAGGACTGATAGGTAACAGCCTCGACCCGCTCAACATCCAAATAGAGCATCGCTGGCCCCTCGCTCGGGCTCATTCCAACGAACGATACCTCGACAAGACGGTCGCGCTCCTTGACAATAACCTCGTCGCAATGGACAGCCATGATGCTTCCAGACTTCAAGTGTACGAACGAGACAATCTTAGCCACGATTGACGCTCCTTTCGGTGCTGAAACCCTCGGGATACCGGCTCTTCAACTTGGCGATGTTCATGCTGGCCACATCGCTCAGGCTGAACCCGTAGGCGTCGGCAAGGGTCGCAACATACCAGAGCACATCGCCAAGTTCCTTGGCTACGCGCTCCGGGTCGGAAATGTGACCGTGGCCGAGTTCCTTCTTGATAAGGTCGGCAACCTCTCCCGCTTCTCCTGCGATACCAAGGCCGAGGATAGCCTTGTCGGAAGCCCCGAGAGTCCTCAGGGCTTCCAACTGGTATCGATTGAGTGTCTCGATGTCACTCATTAGAACGGAAGGTCATCCTCGAAGATTTCCTTGGCAGCCTTCTGAACGGTGGCGGCGTCCGCATCGCTCAACTTGGCAGCCGCAGCAGCCTTCGGGTCTGCGGCGACCTCAGCCGCCTTCTTGTTACCGGGGCGGCGGCGGATGAGGCGGAAGTCGGTGACCTTGTTCTTCTTCACGCCCTTGCTGTTCGGCTTGATGATGACCGAAGCGATGAGGCGCTTGCCGAGAAGGTCGTCGTAGGAGTCGAACTCGACGGACTGGCCGACCTCGACGCCGACAGCCGCAGAGAAGAACTTGCGGGCGAAGGACGGAACGGGCTGCAGGCCAACCTTCGTCGGGTCGATGAAGGCGAAGAACAGGCGCTCGTCGGTGACATCATCGCCGTCCTCGTCCACGAGGGACTCGCCGTTGGCGAATGAAATCACGCGGAGACGAACCTGCAGGGTGTCGCGGACACGCTGCGGGACATTCTTGTCATAGATGTCCACTTGGTCCTTCTGGATGACGATTTCCTTGACCTCGACCATGTAGTCGTCGGGCGGAAGGAGCGTAAAGTCGCCGCCCTTGGCGGTGTCGCTGTACTCGGACTCAGAGGGAAGACGAATACCCAATGTAACCTCCTAAGGTTGTTGTGGGGTTCCTAGGCTATGGGGAGCCACCCGTTTGATAGTTGAAACTATACCACAGATAGCCCCCCGATTGCAACTACTTCTTGCGCTTGGAGCGGCCCGCTTGCTGCTCCTTTGAATACCCGATGCCCTTCGGCTGCTCGGTCTGAGAGAGGTACAACCGCTCGTAATCGAGTAGTTCCTTATGCCGGTCCTCGGTAATCAGATGCATCGTCGGGATGCGCCTGCCGCTGATGGTCCGGTCCTCGTTGGTGGGTTCGATGCGGAGCAGCGGTGTCTTCCGCCACTCGTCCGCTCGCTGGACAATCTTGAGCCAGTATGTCCACCAAGTCGAGGGTACCTTCTCGTGCTTGTTCTCGGCGGCGTAGTGCAGGCTGATAGCGTCGAACTGTAGAGCCGTAACATGCCCTACCCTACCCGTTTCGCTGACGATGCCGTTACCCGGCTTCATCACGGGGTCTGGTCCGTCGTTGGCGATAAGCCACTTGGCCAGTTTGCGTTCGCTATCCTTTGCCTGCCTCAGTCGCTTCTGAACCTCGCTACTTTCCACTGGTCGTAACGCTGCTTCGCAGCAGGATGCCGATAACCAAGAGCAGCCCAACACCAGCAGCGGCAGTGTTGAAGTCGAGGACCGGCCCGCCGAGGGCCACCGGGACAAAGGCGTTCCAGAGCGCCATCGCCAAGAGTGTCCATCCAGTAAAGAACAGCAGCCCCACGATGAGGATGGCGAGGCAGCCGATAAGGACGGGAGCCCCGTCTTCGCGGTAATAGGTCTTGCCCATATTACTCCTTTTGCAGTTCAGTCACACGGAGCAGAAACTTTCCAGCCTCTCCGACGACTAGGTTGTTGGTGCAGCCACAAGGACTGACCGTGATGACGCCATCCTCGTCCTGACGGAGCGTGAGGATGATGCAGGACTCGATTGTATCATGCGCCGGGTCGTCGCACAAGAGGCACCAATCGGCGGGATACAACTCGACTGGAATAACCTTCGGCTTATACTTCATCATTGCGATTTCGCTTGCGACCGAAGAAGTCTGCGAATGCAATCTCTCGCTCTCTCACCGTCCTTTCTCTTCGCTCGTCAATGATACCAGCCTTACGAAGGCTCTGGTGGTGGGAGTGTGCCCATTCCTTGAGGATTTGGTCGGCCTGCTGCTCAGGCTGCGTTTTCGTTTGCATTTGCGACCTCCGATACCCGCTTCATGTTGTCCTCGACACGACTGTACACAGCGGCGGGCTTGGAGGACTTCAACTTTCCGCCCTTGATGTTTGCGAAGTGGGACGCTTGGGAGGGAGAGAGACCGTCGCACCATGCGAGCAGTTCGAGGCGGTCGCGCAAGTCCAGAGTGTTGACTTCCTTTTCCGCTTCGAGAAGGTCTAGATGAAAGTCGTTGCCGATGATTGAGGAATAGGACGGGAGTTCTGCGACATCTGCTGCTTGGGCTGGCCCTGCAGTGATGATGGAGCCACCCGGATGTTCGAGAGCCGCCCGGATGGAATGTCTTTCAATCAGCAACTTCTTCAAATAGTGGGTAGTCCAGTAGGCAGAACGCGGGTCCACCCACTCCATGTTTACTTCATAGGTGCGACGAGGACGGGCCATGGGTTTGTCTCTCCGGTGATGCGGACCAGCGAGGGCGAGTCCGCAAACTCAATAGTGGCATTCTTTCCATCCACGGTGTTGAGCACCTTAGCGATGTAGGTCGCGTTGATGGGGATAGTGCCCGTGCCCTCGACCTCCACATCAACCTTGACTGCTCCGGTGTCTCCACCCTTGACGGTGAACGCGCCATCAGATGCCTTCATGACGACGCGATTGTATTCGTGGTGCCCCGCGAGAGCCTTGAATGTCTCGATGAGCGTCTTGCGATTGCCGACGACCTTAGCGGTCATCGTAGGCGTAGCGGGGGTCGGGAACAGCGGGTAATCCGGCAGGAGAACCATGACCACCATGTAGCGGCCACTGTAAATCTGCGCCCGGTGAACCTGCTGTTCGTGGCGAGGCGGGAACCAGAACCACCCTGACTGCTCCAATCCCCTGAGGGCATTGAAGTCCTCGCCGGGGAAGTGAACGCTGAACACATCGATGGTCGTGAGTGGCCCGACCTTTGTGCCGATGTGGTTGTCATTCGCGCTCAGGTAGAACTCGACGCCGTTCGCCTTGCCGTAAACCTGATTGTACGGCGAGAAGTCTCCGACGCTGCTGGCGAGATACTTACAGGCCGCTGGCAGGAAGCCCGCCTCGAACGGGACCGTCAGGCTGTCCGCCTCCCACGGCTGCGGGACGGGCCGGAGGTACTTCGCCATGTCCATCGCCGGGAGTTCGACCGACGAGCCGAAGCCCGTGGTGATGGTCACGCCCCGGTCGGTGACATCGAAGGTGGCCTCGCCCTTCGACTTGAAGGTCTTGAAGGCTCCGAGCAGAAGCCTAGAAGAGACGACGGCCCGAGCAGATTGCTCTGTCGGGCCGACCGTTGCGATGATGGTCTTACGGAAGTCGCCCGCGACCAGTTTGAGAGTACCCTTATCCGCCTGCACAAGGATGCGGTCGGCGGGGGCGTCGGCCTTCTCCCGAGTGGACGCGAAGCGCCCAAGGTTCTCTCCGATTTCTCGAAGGTCAGCAAAGGCTGTCATTACTCAGCCACCGAGTCACGACCGGCGTACCATCCGTTGTCGTAGCCGTTATCCTCGCCAGCACTATAGCCAGCCCGGTACCCGGCCTCTCGGCCAGTCTCGATGGCCTGCCTGAACCACTCGGCCAGAGTTGCCTGAGGGGGAAGGGCATCAGGAAAGGTGCGCGCCAGCGCTGCGGCCCAAACGGAACCATCGGTTGAAGAGTGCAGTTCGATACCGCCGAGAACCACTCCTAATACCATCCTTTCTTTCTAAAGTGAGCGTAAGCATTGCAGGCAGAACCATACCGCCCGTCGATGTAGTGCAATCCCCACTTGACCTGAGTCAGCGGGTTGGTCTTCCAGTCATCGCCAGCCCACGCCATCTTCGTGCCCGGTAGGGCTTGCGGGATGCCATAGGCTCCGCTCGACTTGTTCTTGGCTAGCGGGTTCCAGCGAGACTCAGCGTACCACAGTTTGTCTAGGCAGTCAAACTGCTTAGCGCCAATGGCCGTTCTTGCG